TTAGGGTGCGCTTATTTGAACTGGGACCAATTTGGGACCAATCTGGAGCTTTTGCATTTCGCTCCAGTCCGAGCTTGAGTTGATCCAACGCGCATAAGTCGAGAGCAGCATCTGCACACTATGGCCGAGCTGCTGGGAGATGAAGGCGGGGTTCATGCCAGACATAATGCATATTGTCGCATAGGTGTGACGACAGTTGTATGGCGGGCGACGACGGATATTCAACGCATTCAGTGTCGGAACCCATTGCTTGTGCAGGTCGGACGTCTGACGGACGTACGCTGCGTTCTTCGACGGGGGAAAGATGAAAGGCGTTTCCAGCACCTTCCCTTTGCCCTTTTTTCGACGTTCTGCGTATTCCTTGGCAAAGTCCAGGGCATGCAGGGCGCGGTCATTCAACAAAACAAAGCGGTCACTGCCCGTTTTCGTGCGCTCCACCACTTCCCCCAAGGCGATCCCACGACACACGTGGGCCGTCCTCTTCTCTTCGTCTACCGCATCCCAACGCATCGCCAGGGCTTCGGACAGACGCATCCCCGTAAAAAACACAAACTCAAAAAACGCCGCATAGATCGTACTTGGCCAGTGATCGTGCTCGTACATCTTGGCGATGATCTGGTTCGCTTCGTCCAGGGTGAACGGATCGATCTCCTTTTTGCTGCGCTTGGGCAACTCCAGAATCGCCGCCGGGTTCTTCGGGATCAGTTCTTCATTGACGGCCGAGTTCAGGATGGTCGACAGCTTCGAGATCGCGTTGCGCTTCACCCCGGGCGACTTCCACTCACTGGCGGCCATGACCCGGCGCAGCAGGGTGGTGGTGATCAGATCGATCCGCACCAGGGCCAGGCCCGGCATCCAGTAGCGGTTCAGCGCGCCCTTGTAGTTCCCCTTCGTGCCGGCCACCACCTCCCGGCTGTCCAGCCAGAGCTGCGCATATTCGCCGAAGTTGATCTTGCCGCCGGCGACGTTGCTGGAACTGGGGAACAGCTCGGCGTACTTATCGTCGTCGAGCAACCCCAGCTTGATCAGGCCTTTTACCTGATCAACAATCTGTGCGGCAGACTTGATTCCTTTCTGTGTCGGGGGATAGGGGAGCGTTTCACTGCGCCGGCTGCCGTTCCACATAAAGCGGATGCGGATCGATCCGTGGTGGATGTCCATTCCTGCGGGCAAACCCATTGGCTTTCGAGCCATTCGTAGTATCTCCTGATGCTGTAGATAATCCTGCCGCAATGAGTGTTCCAGACACCTTCGGGTATCTGCTTTCTGGCCCGCTTGGAGCGCAGGGCGGCGAGGGTGGTACCGAGGATTTGGGCCATCTGCGCCTCGGAGACTTTGTCGCCGGTGATGCCGTCGTTGAGTTGTTCGGCTGCTGACATGGGGTGTCCTTGCCGCGCTTGGCGACTGTCGGAATTATTTGATAATCGTTATCATTTGAGCGTATATTTGCCGCGCTCACCCAGCAGGAGAGGCTCTTTACCGGTCTATGGATGGCAAGGCTAATCCTGCCGGGTGAGCACCTTGCCCGCCGCTCACCGGCAGGCATGTAGGGGGATTGGGTTTAGGCTGCTGGGTGTTGCACTGTGTCGCGGAAAACATCCATCTGTGCGGCGCCGTCGAGCCAGGCGGTCGCGATCCGACGTTCAGCCATTGCGGCATAGTCCGGGTTCAGTTCGCACAAGATCGATTTGCGACCTTCCTGCATAGCGACCACTGCCGTAGTGCCGGCACCGCCGAACGGGTCAAGCACGGTACCGCCGAGTGGCGCGCCGGCAAGGATGCAAGGTCTGATCAGGTCAGGAGGGAAGGTTGCGAAGTGTGCACCCTTGAAACCTTGCGTCGGCACCGTCCACACACTGCGCTTGTTACGAGTGTCCAAGGGCCAGGCGCTTTCCTCTCGATCTGGCCGGTGTGTTCCCAGTGACTGCCCAGGGATAGGTTGCTCTCGCTTTGAATCATCACGCTTGAAACTATCCCGCTTGCTGCGCACAGCTTTCATTGGGCCGTTTGACTTTCCAGGCACTCGATCACTGCCGCGCTGTTGCTCGAGATCCTGAGCCATTCGTGTGATCGAACTGAGCGCTACAGGCTCCTTGATGGCATCCTGGTCATAGAAATAGCGTGGTGACTTGCTCAAGAGAAACAGGTACTCATGCGACTTTGTGCACCGGTCCCTGGTGGATTCAGGCATGGGATTAGGCTTGTGCCAAATAATGTCCTGGCGCAGGTACCAGCCATCATCCTGAAGGGCGAAGGCTAGGCGCCAGGGGATCCCCATCAAGTCTTTCTGTTTAAGCCCTGCCGGCGGTGATCGTCGCGTGCCACGCAGTACCGCGCCACGCGTAGCCTGAGAAACCGTGTCGTGTTTACCTGCTGAGCCACCAGGTGCGTATCCGCCTGCGATTGATGCGTAGGTGTCACCCATGTTCACCCATACCGTGCCGTCGTTGCGCAGCACACGGCGTACTTCGCGAAATACTTCAACTAGACGTCCGACAAATTCAGCAGGTGTTACCTCAAGGCCGATCTGTCCGGCCATCCCGTAATCACGCAGCCCGTAGTAGGGTGGTGACGTGACACAGGTACTCACTGACTGGTCCTGTAACGTCCGCATCGACTCAATGCAGTCGCCGATCAAAACGCGATGCTGTTTCATGGCCTTGGCCCCTTGTAGATGAACACGTAGGCGAACCAGAGGGTGGCGATCATGGCGTCACCCTGCGCGCCCACTGAACATAGGGGCCGTCATCCGTATCGAAGATCCCCATTAGGAACCACTCAGGTCCTGGCGATTCGGGATTCCAGGCGGTGCACGCAGCATCCTCGTCAGGTAGCTCCTCGAGCTCGTCGCCCGAGTGCCAGCCTTTCAATTCCAGTCCCTGGCCCTTGACCCATGCAACGTACGGCGCCGGGTCTTCGCCATCGCCAAAGCTGGGAATGTTCGGGTGATACCACCAGCCGTCTGCATCGCGCTTCACTTCGACCGGCCCGAACGGCTTGCTGCCGCTGTGCGCCTCACAGGGAGTGACGTAAACCACGTCGGAGTAGTGCCCGCCGCCAGAGCTGAATTCCATCTTGCAGCCGCACTTGGCGGGCTCGCTGTTGACGAACGTAATCTTTTCTTCAGGCATGACTTCGTCCTTGCCGCTACATCGGCTGACTTTGAAGGGGGAGGGGTTACTTGGTGTTGAAACCGCTTATTGCGTTATGAATATTTGAATGTGGGTGTCGCTGTGAGGCAAAGTGCCTGCATTGATGCGGAGCCGCGATATGCAATGGAATAGACTTGTTGAGCGAACCTTATGGGCGCTTTGGTTGTTGATTTTTGGGGGAGCAGGACTTTGGGTGGTTGTTGGATCGATCGGATATTTCAGCAAAACCGGCTGGCTTCCGAATGATGCCGCAGCTTGGGTCCAAGCGGTGGGTTCAGTTGCTGCAATATTTGTGGCCGCTTTCATTGCTTCGGCAGATAGGAGTTTTACAAAAAAGAATATTCGCGCAAGGGAGCAGGTTGTGATTCGTGCAGTTGAAGAGCGTTGCATTGACGCTTTTAGTGCCATCAGTGCACTAAATCACAGGTTGCGAACTAACTTTAGGCCCGTGACACCAGACTCACCTGCAGAGGTGAAGAACGCTTTACAGAAGGTTGAAAGCGTTTTGCGAGACCTGCAAACAATTGACCTCATGTCGATGCCTACTACAGAAGTGGTTGAGTGTGTTCTGGCAGCAAGGGCGATTGTTCAAATATGCCAAGAGTTTGCTTTAGAGGGCTGGGATCCAGGGCTTGCTGTCAAAGTTCTAGAGTACAGCCCCTTAGAGGGCTTGTTGACTCAGATGCAATGGCAAATTGATCAGCTTAAGGCTTGCGCACTGAGCGTTTAAATTAAGGCATGTCAACCAGCGTTCTATTTACAGCCATCGGCGCCGGTGTAAGTGCGCCAAGGCACCTTCACCCCGTTAACCAGAAAACCCCAGTCACCACGCCACTTGCTGGTGATGAAGAGGGTGTAGACGCCGCCTGGTGATATCTGGTCGATGCGGTGGTACTCGCCGTGGTTGAGGCGTGCGGTGTCGCCGGCGCGCCGATCGATGTGTTCGGTTGCCTGGAAAGCTGCGTTAGGTGAAATACCTTGCTCTGCCGCGCTAACCAGCATCTGAAGAAGCGCTGGATCATCAGCCCGAAGCAGCCGCTGCTCCGTGTACCAGCCGCGCAGTATGATGGTGCGGGCGTTCCACGGGTGGTTGTGCAGGTCCCGATCTTCGTCGTGCCGCATGATGTGGTGGATGCGGAACGACCATGGGCACCACCACAGCGCTGGCTTGTGCGTTTCGCGGGAGTAGGGGTTGAACAGCCACCAGCGGCCCATGTACATCTCGGCGCCGTCGGCGGACATGATGTGCAGGTACGGGGTGAGCATGGCGCGGGTGATGAGCCAGGCGGAAATCGCCGGACGCGCGAGCAGCTTGGCGACGATGCGCCAGAACAAGTCGATCATGAGGAGTCCTTGCCGGGCCATGCCCGGGCGGTGGAGCGTGAGGAGGGCATTTTTGAAGCCACATATCATGGTAGGGAGAAGCCTCTCCCTCATTTTGTGGAGACTGCTCGAATGAAACGCTTACTCGCAGACCTTCTGCTTCAAATTCTCGCCGGTCAGGTGCTGGAGCAGCTTTTGAAACTAACCGAATGGCTCAATACTGCGCCTTGGAAGCTATGGTTTGCCTAATTCAGGCGGCAACAGCGTGTTGTTCGGATGCGCGCCACGGGTCGTTGGCGCGCGCCAGTGCTGCCATCGGCGGCGGGCTGACGCTGTTGCCGCACATGTGCACCTGCTGGGTGATGGTGAAGGGCTTGCCGTCGGCGCCGTGGGTTATGACGTAGCTGGTGGGGAAGCCCTGGGCTTTGTACAGCTCGGCAGGCTTGAGCATCCGCAGGCAGATATCGACGATCACGTAGGGCGTGCCCTTGACCATCACGGTTACTAGGGCCAGGCGGTCCTTGGTGGTGATGGTGGGGGCCGGTGCATCGCAGGCGCTGGTGTTCTCAGTGCCGTAGTAGCTGATCAGGAAGGCGGCAACGCGCAGGGCGCCCGCTTCGTGTTCCGGCGAGAGGGTGAGCGACACCAGCGAACTCTTGCCGCCACCACCGGCAGTGATGGTTGGCGCCGGATCATCCAGACCCTGGCCCACGCTTCCGCCGAACGCCCTCTCCATGAACGCGCTGACCAATCCGTGGTGCTGGCCGCCGGCGCTGATGGTGTGCAGTGGGTCGTTCGTGTCCCGTGCATCACAGTTGCCACGCATGTGCACCAGGTGCGCCGTCGCCAACTGCTGCTGGCTGCCCGTGTTGGTCACCGTAGTCATCGGGTCGCGGATGTCCTTGGCGTGCACGGTGTTGAATCCGCCGTTGGCCTGGATCATCACCGCGGTGCTGATGGACTGTCCGCCGCCGCTGGCAGTGACGGTGCCCACTGGGCCGCAAATGTCGTTCACCCCGTGGGAGCGGCGCTTGGTTGCGCCGGAACCCTCGCCGTGGCGGGCCCATACGATGCAGGCTGATGCAACCGCGCGGTGGCTTCGGGTCATGAGCGTCCCCATTGGCTGGTCTGCCGATACCGGGTGCCCGGCGTACACCGGCCCGCCGGCCCCAACCATCACCGGACTGATCAGCGTCAGCTCGCCGCGATTCGCACAAGTTATCGTCGGCAATGGTTCGAGCGGGTCGTTGATCCGATCGCTGCCCTGGTGCGTTGCCGGTGCAATCACCGGACTTACCACCGAGAAGGCGCCGCCCTTGGGATAGGACGTGATCGTGCGCAGCGGCTCGTCGGCGGACTGCACCGACTCACCCGACCAGTTCGCAATCGGCACAATGAACGGCGCCGGGTTGTCGATGACAAACTTCTTCATGCCCTTGCGAATGCGGCTAAGGGTGGCTTCTGCCAGGTCTTTCTTGCGACCGAAGATACTTTTGCCCAGGTCAGTGAATTCGATGCAGTCAGCGGCGGTCTTCCACTTCTGCTGGCTCTTGACCGGGTTTTTCGCGTGGGTTGGCTCAGGCCACACCACCGGCCGGCCATCGCACCGGGCGATCATGAACAGGCGCTCCCGGCTGGTCGGCGCGCCGAAGTCGCACGCCTTGATCACGCGCCACTCCACCACATATCCCATGCCTTCCAGTAGGGCCACGAACCGGCGCCAGGTGCGGCCGCGCTGTTTCGGGTCTGGCACCAAGAACTGGTTCGACACCGGCACTTGCTCGCCCGGTGCGGCCACTCGGTTGGTGGTTTTCCCTTTCTTGGTCGGGTGCGGCACCTGGTCCAGGGTCACGACTCGGCCGGTGGCCTTGTCGCGCTTGGCGATCAACCGGCCCCATTGCAGGATCTGCTTCACGTTCTCCAGGCTGATCACCCGTGGCCGCTTCATGCCTGCCCACTTGAGGCCGATCCACGATAGGTTCCGGATCTCGCGCTTGCGCGGCTGGCCGCCGGCTGCCTGGGAGTGGTGCGTGCAGTCCGGCGACATGTGGAACCAGCCCACGGCCTTGCCGCCGCACTCGGTGTCCGGGTCACCCTCGAACACGTCGGTGGTGAAGTGCTGCGCGCTGGGGTGGTTCATGGTGTGCATGCTGATCGCTTGCGGGCTGTGGTTCTTCGCTACGTTCACCGTGCGGCCCAGCCCTATCTCCAGGCCAGTACCGGCACCGCCGCCACCGCAGAAGAAGTCGACAACGATCTCATCGTCCTGAGGGTTGAAGCCGAGTCCGTATTGGGTTTTGAAATCGAAGGGGTGTTTCTTCTGTTGTGCGGACATAGGGGATCCTCGCCGGCTGGCGTGATTCGTTTAAGTGGGTGATATGCTTTGCTGCTTATCAAACAAGGAGGTGGTAATGCCCGGTAAAAAGCTTGAAGCGTTCCGCGAGTGGTTCACGCCGCGTAAGAGGCTGTGGGCAGGAATAGGCCTGTTCGCAATTGCTATCGCCGTGCCTATCGTCAGTCCAGGAACAACCGTTACCTGGCTGATAGGGCCAGCGACTGTCTTTTTCTTGGGGAGCTTTATTCCCGATACGAAAGAAAAGCGATAGGACCCGGCGGCTGGCGTGATTCGTTGATATGGGGTATTACGGGTGACTGGCATGGAGCCGGATCAAGCGGTGAGGCGCTCGCCAATCACCGTGGTGGTGAACTGCACGGTGTACTCGACGACCAGCTCGAACCCCCCGCCGCAGGTATCGCAGTTCATATTCTTGTCGCCGTAGTCTTCCGACTCGATGTGAATGACCGTGGCGCAGTGCGGACATTTACATTCGTCCTGCGCGCGATAATCCCACTCGTCGTAGTCGCTCTCGGCGACCTTGGCCAGCGCCGCTGCTTTCACAACGACATCCTCTGCATCTTGGCAGGGCTTGCAGGTGAATCCGTCAGGGTGACCCCATGGGGTTTCCGTGAGCTTGGAGCGGCGAGTGCTGCAAAGACGGCAAACATTGTGCTTGTCGCACACCGAGTAGCTGTACTTCTCGCCGCTCCCGTTGCACTTGGCGCAACCAGAAACCCAATACCAGGAGCCGTCGATTCGTTCGGCGTAGAGCCCGGCTTCTGGAGGATCAAGGCGGACCTCTGGCAGCCCGTTGCTATGGGGACGGTCATGGTTACAAGCGTTCCAGATGTTGGTCTTCCCGGAGCGCAGGCGCTGGGTCCATTCGCCGGGGATTTCCGGGATCAGGATCTTCGTGTTCTTGTCCATGGATTATCTCCAGTCAGGCGCCGCCCTCGTGGGAGTGCGGCGCGGTAGTGCGTGTCAGGCTGTAGCGCGCTTGAGTTGCTCGCTCAGCTGCGTTGGAAGTCCGCGCAATGTCAGCGTGCCGCCGGCTTCGTCGAATTTGATCTTGTCGCCCAGCAGGTGCGCCTCGAAGCTGATCGACATGCCTTCGGCCCGGCCGGTGAACCGCCGGAATTTGTCGATCGTCTTCTTGTCCGGCGGCAGGGTCTCGGAAATACCGTAGTCCTTCGCCTTGATGAAGTCGTAGAAGCTCTTCGGCCGGTCTTCGTCGATCAGGCCCGACAGCTCGTCGAGGGTGATCGGCTCACCCAACTTGGCCTGGGCCGCGGAGTAGCTGACCAGGGCGTGCGTCTTCTCGCGGGCCGCATCTTCGGCCATGTCCTCGCTTTCAACGAAGTCGCTGAACGCCTTCAGCAGCGTTCTGGTTTCGCCCGGGGCGTCGATCCCTTCCTGGCACCCGATGAAGTCGCGGAAGTATTCGTTGAGCTTCCGGCCCTGTTTGCCCTTCAGGTATGAGATGTACTGTTTCGACTGCTTGTTGGTCTGCCATTCGCTGATGTTGATGCGCGCAGCCAGGCGGATATGGTCCAGGTCCAGGCGCTTCACGGTCATCAAGGCCAGTTCTTCGGTCATGGTCACCGCTTCGGTTTCCTGCACTAGGGCGATAGCCAGGTACTGGGTAAGGCCCTGCTGGTAGTGGCAGAAGAGGGCGTGCCCACCGGTGGTGAGGTTCGACTCTTCCATCAGCTTGGTCAGGTGTTCGACGGCCGTGGTGCTGAACGACAGGAAGTCGGTGTCGCCGGCCAGGTACTTGCCGAGCCAGCCGCTGAAGGGGTGAGCGCCCGATTCCTGATGAAAGAAGCCCCAGCCCTTGCCGGCGGTGGCGTTGTAGCTTTCGTTGAGCTGGCTCGTCAGGTCGTCGCGGGCCTGGCTTTCGACCTGTTCGGACGCGCCGAGGAACAACACGGCCGGGGTGCCGTCGGGCTTCTTGTCGATCTTGTGGATGACGCTATGGCGTACAGGCATTTCGTTTACCTCAGGTAAGCGCCGCCCTCCGGTGGCCGGTGGTGGCAATTTGGTTTTGGTTGGGGTATTACGGGTGACCGGCATGGAGCCGGATTTGAAGCTGATCTGCAGCAGGTGACAATAATGGAAGGATGGTGGTGGAACGCACTGTCGGCAGTTGGGACGCTTTTGGCCGTTTTCGTTGCTCTATGGTTTTCTGTTCAATCCGTTAGATCAAACGGAAGGGCAGATAAGGACAGGTCTGAGTTGGCCGCCGCGAAGATGCTTAGCCCGATTTCGGATCTCGAGAGAAAAGCTTCTTATATCTTCGTGTGGTTTTGCTTCACGGGTGAAAACGAGCCTGAGGGGCAGTACATGAGCACTCTCATGGCAATTCAAGAGCTATCCGTGATGGCGGGCGCTATTTCAGTTGAAGACTTGTATCCTTTGCTTCACTTGAAGCGCCATGCAGCTAAAAGAACAGCAAGAGCACTTGGTCTTATCCAGACCTTTTCCACCGATGCATGTGCGGTACTCACACATCACACTTGGAGTAACGTGCCTACTCGTGAAATTCACCACGAAAGATGGCGGTTAGTGCTTTCAGAAATCAAAGACCACCTCGCCGTTGCTGTAACAGTCTGTGAGGCTGCAGCTTCGGTGGGGGCGCCCAGGCCAACTCCAGATGAGATATATGAGCCATAGCTGATGCTATGAGGGGCTTTCGATTTCGTCGCCAGGCTCGGGTGGGTCTTCTGCGAGCAACTTGAGGCCAGCAGCCCTGATGATCTTCGACACCTTTTCGGTAACCACAAAAGGGGTCGTAACTCAAGTGACTGCCTGGCGGCGTTGAGTCTCAAGGTCCGATTCGTGAGTTACATCGACAGTTCTCTCAGCTTTCTTTCCGCCGCATGATCAAACTGGAGGAGAAGTGCTTCAGATTGCTCCTCATTTATGATGCCAGCGCAAGTTAGGCCGATTACAAAGCCATGAGCTTTCGCCCCGTATTTCACCGCCAGTATCATTGATCCAGCAGTTTCTATATCTCTGAGAATTTTTTCAGCAGGGCGCCGTGCTGCGACTGGCAAGTCGAAACGTTCACTGGTCATCTTCTACTCCACACACGCAAAGTTCTCAGGCTCTGGGTCTCACGGGGCTTTTGCCCTCTATAAATCACGACTGCTGCAGTAAAGCGGGGTTCAAAATAACTAAATGATCCGCTTATGAGTTCAGGCTGGCGAAAAATATTCGTCGCCAGGATCGTTGCGTAATTCTCGCAGACTTTCGCTATGAAAAGTTCGCGCCACGTTTTCGCTAATTATGATTTCGTGGCGCGGATAGCTCAAGAATTCCGCAAGCTCTTTGTCGGCCATCAAGTCCATCTTCATGATGGCGATTTGCAAGACCTCGCTGATGATAGTCACCTTGCCGCGCAGCCGGATTCGGTCCATGGCCTGCTCGATGCCCGGCCTGACCTTGTGTCGCAATTCCTTCTCGGCGACCGCGAGGCGTTTCTGCGCTGCCTTGGCCGACCGCTCCTGTACTGATTTTGCCATGGCCTACCTCTTCTATTCCGCTGGCCGGCAGTGCGAGCCAGGTTTGACGTTTGCGTTGCTGGATGCGGGTTATGCGGCGCATGAATCGACCCTCACCTGGCTCCAGGCGCCGACGGCTTCGAAGATCCGTGCGGCGTGCGCCTCATCGAGCGACATCGCCTCGGGAATAGCGATCCAGCCCGAAGCCACCACCTGGCTTTGATTGGCCTCGTCGCGCAGCTTCTTGTAGCAATGCTCGATCACGTCTTCCAGGTGGTCGGAGAGGTAGACGCCTTCGGGCGCCACCTCCACCGACTTGCTGTAGCGGTCGCCGCGGGCGTCGATGCAAAGCGCGCTGAGGTAGATCGTCCACCGGTGGGGAATACCGCAGACAGCCTGGCCGATCTTCCCAGGCGCGATGTTCTTCAGTGATTTGTAATTGATCATGCCCTGGCGGCCGCTGGGGTCGATGTTCACCACCGCGACGTGGTTGGTAGCCAGCAGCGACCGGCAAGACCGGTCTATTCGGGCTTTGAGGTTGTGAGGCTTGCGCTTGCTCATAGTGCCTCCGCGAGTTTGCGCAGCGCGTTACGCTCGGCCCTTGTCAGAACTGGCTTGCGGCGCTTGAGGATTGTTTCGGGATCTATCTTGGTTGAGCGCTTGGCGGGCGGCGGGTTGATCGCCGGGCTTTCGCCCTGGTAGATCGTTCCGCCGGCCGCCAGGAACATCGCAGTACGTTCCGATATTGAATCGGCGTGTCGGCGTTGTTGCTCGACCAGGTTGAGGTGATTGCTGATCATGATCAGGCTCCTAAACGATGGGCTTGCGCCCGGGCTTTGTCTGCCACCTCGTCAACCATGCGATTTAGCTCCAAGTTGAACTGGACCAGCTCTTTGTGCAGATTGGCGATGTAGTCTTCGTCGCGGTAAATCGTCTCGATGTAGAGCTGGCAATCTTCATCCTGGCGAGAATCGAATGACAGGAAGTCCCACCACTTACGTCCCGTCACGAACATGCAGCCTTGGACTTGCGGCATGTGTTCCTCGGGCATGCCTTCAAGCCAGGTCCTGACGTGAATCGCTTCATTGAAAGGGCACTTCGATTCGGTTCCGCCGTCTTCGTTGATGAGGCCGTCGGGTGAGCAGCCGAGCCAGTCGTACTTGGGGTGAACGATGAACTCCGAGGGCAGGACGATGTTCCCGGTCAGCATCTCGTAGGCGTCCTGGGCCTTTTGCTCTTCGGCGTGGCCCCACTTCAGAGAAGCGCTGCTGACGTTGTGTTTGGATTTCTTTGCCAGGCGCTCAAAGCACAGCTCACGCATGTATGAGGTCCGGGCACCCATGGGTTCGCGCTTTCCGCTTTTGTCAGGCTTTCCCCAGGCCATCACATCTTTGAAGCGGCTGGCTGTCACGCGTCCAGATCGGTCCGCATGCCACTTCTCTGTGCCCTGAAGCTCAGTTCTCACTACGCGGCCTCCTCAGTGTGGGGTTGGTCGCCGTTGGAGCTGGTCATGTCGGTGAAGTCAGCGTCGACGGTCGCCGCCATGCTCTTGAGTGCTTCATGGCATTCAAGGCCGATTGCCGCGCGCTGCTTCGGCTTGAGGCCGGCCCAGGCTGCCGCATAGGCTTCGATGTCCTGGCGCTTCGCAACAGCCAGCAGATCCGCGAATACTCCGTCGATTTCAGGCGAGGGGGATTTCGGACCGAACGACACGCCAGCAGCGGCAGCGGTGTTCGCGGTCTGTTTGGCAGGAGTGATGTCGATCTCGCCGCCGTACGAATCTTCAAATTCGTCGGGGGTGTAAACGCCAAGGATCACGTCAGGGCAGAAGAGGCGCGCCCATTTTTTGGTAACCAGGTACGCGATTTGCTGCTTGGGGTCTTCCGCCCAGAGAGTAGAGTTGCGGGTGCGGACCTGTGTCAGCAAAAGCTCCAGGGTGCGGGGCTCGTCTTCACCCCGGAAGGTTGCCCAAACCTTAATGCCAATTCCTTTTTCGTCGTCAAAGCTCCAGGCCGGGACGCGATATTTTTTAAACTCGCCAGTGTCCTCGTCCTTTTTGGTCTTGCTGGTGACTTCACGCATCTTCCCGATGACGTTTCCCCAGGGGCCAAACCATTCGAAGTTCAATCGACTCGTGACTGGCGCCTTGGCGATGATCACTGCGTTCACGAGCTGTGCCTCATAGCTCAGTGCGCCGCCGTTGACGATGAACGTCTTCTGCGCCACCGCGAAGGGGTTCATTTGCCACTGCATTGCTTGAAGCACAACGGCCATGCAGTCGGCCTGGTTGCCCTTAAGATGTTTCGGGACGGTGGTCACACCCTTCGACATCATCATTGCAAGGTCGCTCATCGACCGCATGGTGCCCGGGTCAAGGATGAGCGCTGCAGCGTTGTGCGAAGGGGCGTTATAGGTCGTGAGACCTGTTAGTGTTTGGGTGTCTGTATCGGTCATAGCGCCCTCCGTAGCCAGCATGAGATTTGCTGGCTTTTAGATGGAAAGGGTGGTTAGAAGCGGATGGCACGAAGCCAGGCGCGAGCAGTTTCGAGGTCGACGTCAAAGCCCAGGGCTACAATCTCGACAATGTCTTCAACCGCCGGCGCGCTCGTAGTCACATCGTCGTTTTCAGCGGTGGTCACCTGTGAGTTGACTGGTGCGGCTTCAACCTTCTCTACGATCAGCGCGGGAGCTGGGGTGATGATCGGAGTCGGCGCGGCAGCTTGGGCACGCAGGCGGGCCAGCTCTTCCTGATCGCGCTGATGCTGCGCGTCACGCAAGCTCTGCTGGTTCTTCTGTTCTTCTAATTGCTCACGCTGTTGGCGTTGCTGCGCCTCCATATCACGACGTTGCTGGTCCAAATCGTCCTGTTGTTGCTTCAGCCGCTTGCGGTCTTCTTCGGCACGTTGCTTGCGCAGCTCCTCGGCTTCGGCGTCGGCCTTACGCTGCTTTTCACGCAGTTCGTCCAGTTCTTTCTGCTGTTCCAGTAACTTGGCAGCAGCTTCCTCTCGGTCAACGGCAGCCTTGTGTAGCGCTTCCAACTGCTCAATAGCGTTGTCGCGAGCAATGGTGCCTTCGGCTTCAAACTCGCTATATTCTTCGGGCAGGATCACCGACTCTTTGACGCTCTGCAGAACGCTTGCGACATCGGCGGCGCTGCGGCTTGCATAGGCGGCAGCGACAGAGCTGAACCGGTTAATTTTCGCCCGGATGGCTTCGATGCGCTCCTGCTCCAGCCGCTCCCTTTCGACCTTGGCATCGGCGACGCGCTTTTCTTCGGCTTTGATGGCTTCGTCGACTGGCTCTTCAAGCACCAACACACGAGCCTTCAAGTTCTCGCCGAACTCTTTCACCTGGTTGACGCGAGCCTGGGCGTCTTTGACTTTTTGTTGGTAGGGGATGAGTGCCGTCTTGGTTGTATTCGCCAGCGCGTAGCGGACGTCGCGGATATCGACTCGAACTTCTTTGGCGTTTGCCAAGCCTTCACTGGTCGTGCAATCAACGACCAGCTTCGCGTAAGTGGTTTCCAGGCGAACGATCTGTTCTTCATGCGGCTGATATTCAGCGATGTCGGTGACGGCAACAGCAGGCACAACGGAATTTTTAGATTCTTCGGTTTCGCTCGTTTCGAGCGGTTCTTGTGCGAGTGCTTGGTTGGTGTTTTTGGACATGACGATCCCTCGCCGCGCCAGGCGCAGCATTGAAATTTGTAGGGTTGAGTGGTGCCGTCAGGCGGCGGAAGTGAGCGAAGCGTTGTAGTTGGCGTAAATCTTGTCGATGCGCGCCCGGAAGTACCGATGCTCGTTTTCGTCGATAACCCGCAGCATGAAGGCCAGGGTGACGCACGATGTCGCCGCCGAACTGGCGTTTGGTTTTCCGAGGTCGCGTATCATGTTTTCGATTTCGCCCTCGATCCAGCTGACGGCGTTCTGGTGGTCTCGCTGTGTGATGTTCATCCGAGACCCACTTCTGGTGGGCAGATCAACTCCATTTGCGCCATTGCTACACCGATGCGGAGCTTTAGACTTGCGCGCTCTTTGAGTCGTCGAGCCTCGCGTTTTGCCAGGTCTTCAGCCGTATACTCGTGGAACAGATCGACATGCTGCTTCTTGCCAAAGTTCGGCAAGTCCCAACGCCTTTCGGATTCCCTGGCTTGGGCGCTATCCGCGTAAATGCTGGACATTGTCTGACTCCAGGCGTCGGGCGAGGGCGCATGCTTCGTTGTGGTTGCGACGAAAGCCGTTCACCTTGCCGGTGGCGGAATCGACGACATGGAAGAATTCATTCCCAGCAGGGATGACTCGGTAGAGAGGCGAGGTTTTTGGTGCGCTGGAGCCGACCAGCCCAAGGCAAAGGGCTAGAGCCATGTTGCGGCGCTGGTTCATTGCGAGCGCTACGTCGCAGTAAGCGTGCTGACTTTGGTTCATGGTCAACTCCATTCGTTGGTTCACCTGTATTCGTCAACACTCATGCCTCCCGCTGGTTGCCGATGGGCGCGGGGGAGGAGTGCTGACGGGTAGAGGCGGGGAAGGGTGACCAGGCCCGCTACTGGCGACGGCCTGGGTTTGTTGCGTCAGCGGTGTGGCCCGTTGCCCGCTGCTGATTGCAGGGCTGGCCGGTCGTCTTCATTGGTTGGCGGTGAGCTTCCTCCCCAGGGCGTCAATCAGCATCTGTTCGCCTTGGATCACAGGTCCCTACAACATGCACGCTGCAGCTCGTTTGCCCGGTTAGGTGGGCAGGGTGCATGAGGTCCGGCGCGCCCAGCCGAAGCTATCGGGCCCGCTAATTCAAATCTTTTGGAGCTAGCCGTGACCCGCTACTGGCGTCGGTCACCGGCTTGAATCAAATGTTCTTCCAGCCGCGGGCCTTTCGGCTTGTTCTCCCGCTGGATAACTGTTCTTGGCGCTTTACGCTGCACGCCCGGGTCAGTTGCCAACCCTCTGAACCGTTTAGGCCGGTTCATCGCTGCCTTTGAATCTGGGCCGGTGGTGATCCGGCATGGGGTGTCGCTAAAGAGCGGCGCAGGTTTCTCTGCTGGCGATCCGCTATGGCGTTTCGATGGATGTAAATATAGGCAATCCCATATTTATCGTCAATGGGTATTCCCATATATTTTATGGGGGGCGATAAAAAGCCCGCTCACTGGCGGGCTCAATTAGGCATCGCAGTACTCGCGCCAGCCGATCCTGACGGCGCCGTCCTCCAAATGCTCAATCTTGATGCCGGCGGTGTCGCCGATGTCTTGAATGACCTGGTGCCAGGCCTCAGGGCTTTCGTCGTCACGCCTGGATACCTCGACCAACTGAATTCGTTGTACCCGGGGAGATGCGATCAAGCCTTGAAGGCGGCGCCCTACAAGCTCGTAGGAATTTCTCGGTTTTGGTGTGGGGTAGGGGATATGGTTCATGTTTCGCTCCTTGCGAACACTGTATATCTACACAGTATTCATGCTGGCATATCTTGGCAAGGGCGCGGACAGAGATTTCATGCATAAATGCATATTTATAATAGTGCTTTTAGTGGGCATGAAAAATCCCGCGCTCGGCGGGCTTTCTCAGGAGGCTGATTTTAGTTTGTCGCTTCGAGAACCTTGCGCATGCCTTCCATATCACTTTGGGAAATTTTCCCCTCAGTACCGCAGATTTGAAACTCTATGAGCTTGGCCGAGGCTAGCCGCTGAAGGTTTGCCCGGTCCACTTGCTTATCGAATCGCTCAATTGTTGCAGATCCAGCGCTAGACGCCGAGTACTCGTATTTCAGGTATGGATCAAGCACGCCATCGACCAGCCAGTTGGTGTGATGGCAGTCTCGGAACTCCGCGTTATCGCCCCAAGCTATCAGCTGCACCTTGTAATATCCAGGTGCCGTCGAGCCTTTAAAAAATAGGGCGACCGTAGAGAAAGAGAACTCATTGGCCTGCGAAGGTAGCGAATCCCACGCCACCGCTCTATTACCTGTGAACCGATCTGTCTCGTCCTTGAATACACCAGCAGTTGCGGAGATCGAGATTAAAAAAGTAGCTGCTGCGACTGGTGCGCGGTAACGCATGGTATCCCTCCCGTAATTGAGCCCGCACTTTAACATTCGTGGCGTACAGCCACCAATGAGGCTCGGAGGGGGGGCTAGCGAGTTCCTCCAGGTCTATAACTGCTCGTGGAGCTCGTCCTCGACTTGCTGGCTCTCTGGATTGCACAAGGCCATGTAGTAAGCCACGCACCAGCCGATCAGCGTCCATCCGGTCAGTAGATTTATCACAAATACCCGGCGGGGAGGAATCGGCTCGACTAGGACCGTATAGATTGAGGGGAATAGGTAAAGTGCTATGGCGCTGATGTAGAACAGAAGATCAGCTGCAAGAGCGACTCCATTGTCGCCGCTGCTGATGAAGAAGCTGATCAGGCAGGTTGGTGCGAGTAGTGCTAATCCAAAGACCCTCATCGCAGTTTCTCCGTGAAAACTTGGCGATAGCTAATTGATACCATGCGGCATTTGCATTGGATAGGGGATGTTTTTCTGCTCAGGCAGAGGGCCCACATAAGAGCCGGGCGCTAACCTCAGTACGTGGTTGCGATGGCCTGGGCGAGTTGCTGATCATTCATCAACGGTGGTGCATAGGTCGTACGGTAGAAGCGCACCGCCTGTTCAAATCGTGCGCCGCGGATCTTGCCTTCTGAGCCAATGAATGCGAGGGCATCGTCCTTCGCCTTTATCATCATTGAGGGGCCGTAGACCGTGAATGCTGTGGTGCCACCGAGGATCATCGTTGGGACAATAGTGGTGACGGTCAGTGTTCTCTCGACGGGATTTTTGACTTCAAACGCTGTAGCGTCAGCGCTGATCGATGCCGTAAAGACAATTGCCAGGGTCTTCCATGAGTACATTCTTGGCGCTTCCAGTGCGGTTAGAATAAGGCGTCACACAACCAGATCGGGTTCCTGCGGGGAGACGAATATACCGGCGCTGCGGGTATCTTTAGGTCGACATCAGAGCGAGGTCACTATCGCCTTCGCTAGCTGCATGTCGGACATATGAGGCGATGTGTAGGCTGAACGATAATACCGGGACGCCTGCTCAAACTCCGCACCGCGAATCTCGCCATCCGAACCAATGAACGCCAAAGCGTCCGCCTTGGCCGATTTGAAGATCTTTGGCGGCTCGGTCGTGAGGGATGTGGTCGCCCCAATTAAAATGGTTGGCGCGGAGATTGTGAGAAATATCGCGGCAGCGATAGGGTTGGCGCCATCACCTGATACGGCCTGCGTGCTGACCAATGCCAGCAGGGCAATCGCCAGTGTCTTCCATGAGACCATTCTTCGAAGCTTCCATCGCGATCAGAGGGCGCCACGATAGCAGAGTAGGGCGCTTGCCAGATACAAGAAGCCCGGCGCTGGGCTGTATGTGCTAAATCAATTGATGGCAAAATAGCTCCTTGCCGAATCGAGCAACCCATAAGCGGAGCGTACTATGTCACTGGAGCTGGGAGGTAATGGCTGGACTGAAACCTCAGAGAACACAGTGTTTTTTAGTGATGAAAATGCTGAGGTTAGCCTCCGATTCGAATCTGATGACCAATCAATTTGGGCTACCAGTCAAAACATAGCCGACCTGTTTGGTGTGGACGTATCAAATGCTCGAAAGCATATTCGAAATATCTACTCCGATGATGAGCTAGAGAAAACGGCAACTAAGGCAAAATTTGCCTCAGTTCAAATTGAAGGTGGTCGCGAGGTTATCCGCCCCGAGGTAGCACACTACAGCCTCGATATGATCCTCTCGGTCGGCTATCGGGTGAATGCTAAGAGGGCCGTAAAATTTCGGCAGTGGGCGACTCAGACCCTAAAGGCATACATCGAACAAGGCTACGTAATCAACGAGAAGGCTCTCCGCGAGTCTCCCGAAAAGCTAAACAAGCTGGCCGCCGCGGTTCGAGCGCTTCGATCTGAAGAAAAGCAGGTTTATGCGAAGGTCAGAGAATGTTTCAGGATTTGCGCATCAGATTACGACCCACTCTCGAAGGAGGTCAGAAGCTTCTATGCCCTGCTGCAGGACAAGTTTCATCACGCAGTCACTGGCATGACCAGCTCAAAGCTGATCCTCGATCGCGCAAACTACAAGTCTCAAAATATGGGCATGCAAGCCATAAAGGGTACATCGCCAACGCTGGAAGAAGCAAAGACCGGCAAAAACTACCTGAATAACGAAGAGCTTTATCGGCTCCATTTGCTCTCTGAGCAGTTCATGCTATACGCCGAAAGCACTGCTCTCACTAAGCGCCCAATGACTATGGCGTCGCTGCATGGAAAGCTTGATGCTCTACTCATATTCAACGACTATCCCGTGTTCAGCGGGTACGAAGATTACATTAAGGAAGAGGCTGTGAGTCACGCTCGACAGGAGCTTGGGCTGTATAAAAAACGCCTAAAAATCGAGTCGCTTGGTTACAAGTATGACGAAGACGCTTTAGCGGCCGGCGAGTACGACGAACTGCTGATTGACGCATAGCTTACATGCAGGGCGCCAAGCTGGTGCCCCTCACTCTCTTCCTCCCGCTTAATCCTTCCCGCCGTTACCTCATCCGCCCGCGCCATAGAAGTGATTCAGCGCTATCAACTCACCCACCGCTACGATTGTGCAGAGCACAACGAAGCCGGGGCTGAGTACTCGCTTGCGGCCTGACGAGCCCCAGCTAAGAGCAGCTGCGTCGGAATGAGGAAAGCCAGGCAAGCAATGACCCCAACCTTGCTCCAGAAGCTCTGCTCTCGCCATGTATTCATTTGGTACCTGCTGTCCCTGAGTATCGACGCCAGTCCACGCTTTAGCAGCTAAGGCTCGTGATACAGGAACACTCCCTTTTCCTTACTTTTATCTGCAGCACTAAGAGCCCTAGACGCCAATGTCATCGTTTCACGGTAGTCAAATTGATACCGGGGAGGCAGCACTAACAAGCTAGTCCAGGAAGGATCGCCATCTGTTTGGAGAGGGAGATCATGGCATACCAACTGGTTCTCATCAGACCTAATGCCCAGGGCGGCTCTCAGCTGCTTAGTTAGGTTCGATGCGCCGGGGCGAGTGTAGTGGTTTGCTATTACTAAGCCATAGGCCTTCAGCGCGCTCAAAATCTCCCCTTGATCCGACTCATCATTCAGCACAGCTACAACTGGCATACCGCACTCCTTGCAATACAGATTTGCGAGTCTCGACCATCGAACGCAACAACGGGATCTGGGTTTAGTAAAATTTTTGCAGCGCCTGCACAACCACGCCCACGATCCGACAGTTCTCGTCGACAGCCTCGATGGGGTAGCTCGGATTTAGCGGCTTCAGGAACAGTCGGCCGCCGTCGCTGACCAGCTTCTTGAATGTGGCTTCGTTGCTGTCCGGCAGCTTGGCCACGACCAGCTTACCTGGTGCGACCTCTGCCTCGGTGTCCACCAGGATCAGCGTGCCTTCGGTGATGCTCTGGCCGGCGGGTGCGGTCATTGAGTCACCTTTGACCGTCAGCCAAAACGCCGGGCCTTTAGAGTCGTACTCCGAAAACTCATAGGTGTCCGAGATTCCGGCCGGGTAGGGTTCCACTGCCTCCGCCCAGGCGCCGGCGGCAACCCAGCTCACAACCGGGTAGCGGAATGATTTGGTGGGCTGGGCGGCAGGGGAGACGTTCGACTTACCAGAGTCGGACGATAACCCAGGCGCCAGCATTGGCCCGATCTCGTCTGAGAGCCATTTGGCGCTCACCCCACATGCGTCGGCGATCTTCACGACGTGTGCGGTGGCTTTCGATTTTCCACGCTCAAGGTCAGAAATTGACGTCTGCGTGATACCAGCTTTAGCGGCCAATTCGCCCTGATTGAGCTTGGCGTGCCGGCGCGCTGCCTTTAAACGATCTTTGAATTCCATCCCGCGAGTATTACGGGTGCTCCCATATCCTTGCAAATCGGTATTCCCATAACCTACTATATGGGTATTCCCGTATGGAGGGGCAGCATGAACACTATTTATAAGGACCTCGTTGCCTTCTTCGGCACTCAGGAGGTCACGGCTGAAAAGCTCAAAGTTGATCAAAGCACCGTTTCCGGGTGGGTTCGTGAGAAGCACGGTATGTCTCCAGTGGTCGCCAAGCGAGCGGAGGCGTTGACCGGAGGTGCTTTCAAAAAAGAATTCCTTTGTCCGTCGTTTCCATGGGCTGAGATGGCCGCCTAAGCGACATCCCTGTCCGCCGTTCCGTTGAAGCCAGATTAGAAGAGAGCAGTCCCTATGCAAACGTCCAGTTCCAGACACACCGTACAAACCCGTGATCAGGTGCTGGTCGCCCACGCTGCAAACCAGATCGCACGCACCAGCCTGAGCCAGGACGATTTCGCCCAGGCGCTGAGCCGCGAACTGCATCTGTCGTGCCCGGATAAGGCCGTCGCTAAAGAGGTGCCAGACTTTGCAGCGCTGACCTTGCAGAACGACGTGTCCGACTTTGTGAAGGCGACCGGTCGCTGGCTCAGGCGCGTTCAGCGCTGGCTATCAGGCGATCAGGAAATGCCGTCCTGGCTGGAAGAGTCGTGGGTGAACGCCCTTGAGCCCGAATTCCGCGACCACTGCGTAAACGAGCTGGCAAGCCGCCATGGCCTGACCGGCGCCCGCCAGATGACCAGCGACCAATGCGCGAACAAAAGCTTCGGCGCGCTGATCCGTGCGCTCGGTGATGTGATCGACACCGGCAGCGAAGTTTTTGACGACCAGGTGATGTGCGAACTGGATCTGCCGCACTTGCCCGCGTTCGCCAAGCAATGCCGCCAGGTTGAAGCGAAGGCGGGGGAACTGGGGCGCAAGGCGGAGCAGTTGATGAAGGACGCCCGGCCGAATTTGAAATCCATCGCCTGAATTACAGACACAAAAAAGCCGACGTACGAGGTCGGCTTTTTCTACAGCGGTTAGCGAGAGAAATCATGCCAAACATTGTTCCGATACACAACCCTCGGGGGTTCACCCGAATGGACAACCAGATGATGGATGGCTTGATGGCCATCGATTTGTCGGCGCGCGAGATGAAGATCGTTCTGTACGTGGCCAAGGCCACCTTGAACTTCAGCACGGGCGCCCATCGCATTCCAGCGGTCGACATCGCCAAGGCTACCCACATCCACCCTGACACAGTGTCGAAGGCTATCTCCGGCCTGCTGCGCCGTCGCGTGCTGTACCGTGAAGGCGGTGCGCGCGGTGACATCGGCATTTGCGACCCAAAAGAGTGGATCTTCGTAGTAGAGCCGAAACAGACCAAATCGTCTGATTCGGCTCAAGTGGTCCGAATCGGCTCTGCCGTGAAACAGACCAAAACCGACGACTCCCTTCTTTATACAAAGAAAGAACCCCTATTAACTCTTTCTACGAAAGAGATTAATCCGCCCCAAGCGCCGGTCGAACCACCAAAGCCCGATCGCAAGGCTCCGTTCGGCATGACTCAGTTGCTGGCCGACAACCCACACAAGGTCCCTGAGCAACTGCTGGCCGACTGGCTGACCCAGCGCAAGGCCAAGCGCGCAGCAGTGACAGCCACCGTCTGGTCGACTGTGAACACCGAGCTGGCCAAGTGCGCCGAGGCTGGGATCACCGCAGACGACGCAATCACCGAAGCGCTGAATTCCGGCTGGCAGGGTTTCAAGGCTTCCTGGGTGATCAAGCGTCTCGCTCAATCCGCACCGGTGCCAGCGCCCCAATCGCGCCACACCGGTTTTGGTGAGCGCAACTACACCGATGGTCTGATTCAGCGTGAGGACGGTTCCTATGCGATCTGAGCCCGACCAGCAAACCCCTGAACTGCCGCCGGGCACCCGCATCCAGCCCGCCGAGTGCGAGACCCACGGCCACTACGACCAGAAGGTTTTTCCGGTGCTCGGCAAGGAGCTTAAAAGCGGTTGCCCTGAGTGCGGCCGGATAATTCGCGAGAAGGCCGAAGCTGCAGAACTGGCCAATAAGGCGATGGAGCTGCGTATGGCCATGGAGCGCAAGCTCGGTGCCGCACTGATTCCCAAGCGCTTCGCCTCAAAGACCCTGGACGGTTACTTAGTCACGACCGTCGAACAGCGCAAGGCGTTGAATACCTGCCGCCGGTATGCCGCCGAGTTCAAGCAGATCGCCGAGGCTGGCCGCTGCCTGTTGCTCCTGGGTAAGCCCGGTACCGGCAAGACTCACCTGTCCGTGGCGATCGCCAACGAGATCATGGCCAGGTCCAGCGCAACGGCGGTGTACCGCACCATCGGTTCCGTGCTGCAGGCCATCCGGGCGACCTACGACCGCACCAGCGACCAGAGCGAAAGCCAAATCCTCGCCAGCCTGATCAGCCCATCGCTGCTCATCCTGGACGAGATCGGCGTCAGCAAGGAGAAGCCCAGCGACTTCGAGCTGACCACGCTGTTCGCGATCATCAACGGCCGCTACGAAGAGCTGCGCCCGACGGTGATCGTTTCCAACCTGGACGGCCAGTCGCTGCCAGCCGCCATTGGTGAACGCTGCATTGATCGGCTTAGGGAGGGTGGGGTGATCGTCATTCCGTTTGAGTGGGAATCGCAGCGCGGCAAGGAGGGCTTCTGATGGCCGACAAGATCAGCGTCAACTGCCAGGCCAAGCTCTCCGAAGCCATCACCAAAATCAACGCGATGTACAAAGACAAGAAGTTTGTCGTGGTGACCCTGCGCCCGGGCAAGGACCGCACGCTCGACCAGAACCGGCTGTGGTTTGGGATGTACAAGCGTATCTCTGAGATGACCCAGATCGGCGATGCGGCCGACGCTCGCCGTTACTGCAAGCTGCACTTCGGCGTGCAGATCCTGCTGAATGAAGATGCTGGCTTTCAGGCCGAGTGGTACAGGGTCATGCGTCATCTGCCCTACGAAACGAAGCTGGCCATGATGGGGGAGTGCCATTTGTTCGGGCCCGACGGTTTTCCGGTGACCAGCCTGTTCAACCGCGCTCAGGGCATCAATTACACCGACCGCATCGCCACCCACTTCACAGGCCAAGGTGTGGTTTTCACTGATCTACTCAGCAAGGAGGCTGCATGATCGCCAAGCAACCCAAACCGAAGAAGTGCAAGAACCCTGCATGCGGCATCAGCTTCCCGCCGCAGCGCCTGGGCCAAGCCGTGTGCAGTCCGAAATGCGGGCTGGCCATCAAGGATCTGAACCAGGCGAAGGCGCGCAAGTCGCTGGCCGAGATAGGCCGCAAGGAGCTGCGCGCAGCGAAAGTGAAGATCAAGTCGCGTGCCCAGCACATGAAAGAGGCGCAGACAGCGTTCAACGCCTGGGTCCGTGAGCGGGACATCGGCCTTCCATGCGTGAGCTGTGGCCGGCACCACAACGGCCAGTGGCACGCCGGCCACTACCGTACCGTAGGCGGCAACCCAGAGCTACGTTTCGAGCCGCTGAATGTGTGGCGCCAGTGTGCGCCGTGCAACAACCACAAATCGGGCGACATCGTGAATTACCGGTTGGAACTGGTGAAGCGCATCGGCGCCGACAAAGTGGATTGGCTGGAAGGGCCTCATGAGCCCCAGCGCTACACCCTCGAGCAGTTGCAGGCCATCAAGGCCAAATACCGGGCAATGACCAGAGAACTGAAGAGGGCTGCGGCATGAGTAACTATGGCTCTGTCACGCGGAAGAAAAGCTTATGGTTCCTCACGAATGCCCTTGAGCGGATGAGGAAAATCGGTCAGGGAGGGACGGCATTGGACATAAAGAATCTTGTCTCGGTATCCACCGAATTGGCCTTGCCAAGTTTTTGCTTCCTCCATGCACCCATGCTCAGAGCGGAAGATCGCTTGAACGGCCACGGGCGCGGAACAAGCAGTTGTGTAGTCCGAGCAGATAACAAACCAAAGTGCGTAATACATGTTTCAGGGATCACGGTTCTAAATGGCACGCAAGAGTACCTTATCCGCAAGCAACAGGCTCGGAGGGCCGCTGCATGACATATCGCAACGTTGTTTCAGCAGTAGTTCGGGCGCTTGCGGCCGAGACCATCAGTTCTGCCGGCGGCTGCGACTTTGAGCCTAAGGTACAGTGCGTCAAGCAGAAGGGGGAGATTGTCGGTAAGGAGGCGGCGTTTCTCCAGGACTGCTGGGTCTTCGGTCGGCTGCATAAAGCGTTGAGCTCGGCGCACTGGCGAGCGCTGGTGGCGAAGTACTCCACACACGAAGAGCGCAAGCATGGTGCCATTCTGGAGCTGTTGAGCTCGGTGAAGTCGCCGGCGCCGAAACGGTTCCGTGAATGCGCGGTGCTGACCTGGGCGATTCCGCAAGTGGCGGGAGTCGAAGGCAAGCGCTCCGCCGCGGTGCTGCCGGCGGGCTGGTACGACATCACTAACTGGGATAACGACGGGAAGCCGGAATCGACCCGCTACCGGTGGCGGTCGTCGATCCGAAAGGCGCTAGATGACCAGGTAAACGAGGCGCTGACGGCTGCTCAAGACCTGCTCGATGCTGAAGGACTAATTGAAACTGTTGCTGCATAAATTGGAGGAGGCTATTTGGGATGGGCGGGTAGCCGAAGTCAGAGCCGCCCGCCGCAATGATCATGTTGGTCAGAGGTCTTTCTTCGCTTCTTTATCTACGTGGCGATCATCCTTGTGCCGCTGCTTTTCAAGATGTTTTGCTTCCTTATCAACATCATGCCCGGCGTGGTCAGCGTCTTTCTCTGCATCCCGTACATCCGTCCGCACATCTCTGGCCAGATCTCCCTCGGCACTAGCGATGCCCGCATGTGACGTCATTCCTGCAGCTAGAAACGCCATAACGAATAATCCCTTATATCCCGGCATGTCCTATCTCCGATTTCAGTCGTCCCTCATTGGGTATAGTAAACCTAGACCGAAAACTGAAGGTTCTCAACGTCGGAGTTAAATTCTTCTAAACCCGTGTAGAGGCAATGCTCAACGAGGAGGCTGAAAGATCACAAGCCCCTACTCGGCATAGTCAAAATTGGTGCACTTGATTTATTATGATGCAGGTCGAAAACCTCCCTGTTGCAACCACTCAGTCAAAAGAGTAGCGCTCAGAGGCTTGGTGATTAAGTAGCCTTGGGCCTCTGAGCAGCCCCACCGGCTAATTAGAGACAGAACGTTTTCGTTTTCTACTCCCTCTGCTACCACCCGATATCCCAGTCCCTTAGCAAGCTCGATCAGTGTCTTAACTAGTCGCTTGTCTTTTTCATTGGTGTTTAAGTTGCTGATTAGTGATTGATCTAGTTTTACAGTATTAACTGGAAGCTGTCGTAGATACGACCAGTTGCTATAACCCGTACCAAAGTCGTCTACGGAAACCTCTATTCCAAGTTTTTGTGCGCGCTCTAGCTGCGTTATTACCGTTTTTGGGTCGGACATAAGCATACTTTCGGTAAATTCTAATTCTAAATCATTTGGATCAAGGTCGCACTCGCCTATAAGTTCTACAACCCTATCTATGAATTTCGCGTTTTCAAGATCACTAACTGTTACGTTCATGGCGATTCGCAGTTTTATCCCTTGCTCTTTCCATTCTTTTGCTTGGATGGCGACTGCATCAAGAACCCAAAAAGTAATAGAGCGCATTAGTGCGGTTTTTTCAGCCAGCGGTATAAATTCAGCGGGGCCTATTGGGCCGAGTGACGGGTGGTTCCATCGGATCAATGCCTCAACACTTGCGCATGAAAAATCCGGCAGGTTGATTTTCGGGTGGAATACTAAGTTTAATTGGTTGGACGAGCGGACGGCGTCAGACAGAGTACTGAGAAGCAGGAAGGCCCGCTTTTGCGCAGCGTCTAGCTCCGATTGATAAAGTGCCCAACCAAGGTTGCGAACTCTCGCGTCATCAGCGGCGCCGACCACTAGCCGTAACCAGTCTCTTTCCTTTGGACCGATAATGGGCAGCACGCCAATGCCGGTCTGCATCAATATTGGAATACCTTGACAGTCGACCGGTTCGTCAAAATGTGAAAGTATTTCCGAACAAGTTTTTTCGATTGAATATTCAGATTTTAGAAGAAAGCCAAAGCGGGTAGGGCTAATTTTATACAATATACACTGTGTTGGTAGTAGGCTCTGAAGACGTACCTTGACATTTAGCATCAAGTCTTGTGAGAAGCTGTATCCGAGCGCTTTAACTACGTCGTTTAAGAATTTCGGTGAAATAACATCCACAGCATAAAGATTGTGCTCCATTTCGCTAGAGCTGACTTGTCGGATGTCTTCCTCAAGCCGGAGGCGATTGAATAGTCCTGTGGGCTGATCGATATAGTTACGAGATCTCAAGCCCATAGCTCGCATGATCACGAGTTGAGATAAATAAACGAGCATTTTTGCGTCTCTGCTGTTCATCGGAGCTCTTGGGAGAGTATCGATTATGCAGAGACTGCCTAGAGAAAACCCATCGTCTGTGAGGAGTGGAGCGCCGGCGTAGTACCTTATATAGGGCGGGCCGGTAACCATAGGATTATCTCTAAAACGCTCTTCCAGGCGCGCGTCGAGAATTTCTAAAGGTTCTTTATCAAGTAAAGAATGGGCGCAGAACGAAACGTCACGGGGTGTCGAATTTTCTAATATACCTACCCTAGCCCTAAACCACTGCTCGTGTTCACCCACAATTGAAATCAACGCAATCGGTACGTTGTAATACTCGGCAGTCATTGCAATTATTTTTTCAAATACGTCGTCTGTCTCGAAACCGTATGGACACAGCTCCGTCACCCGCCTTAGGCGTGTCGTTTCGTAATCTAGGACTGAGTCGTTAGCGTCCATCGTCACCCTCGCATGGAATGTCTGTATCTTTGCAAGGTACCAGATGCGTCGAACTGCTTCGACTCAGTTTATCTATGGCATTGATAGGATTATTCATCACGCAAAGCTGGAAATAATTCGAAAGACAGTTGCACAAGGTGAGAAAATGAGAGAGTATTTATTCATCCTGTCGATCTTGCGCATTAAGGATTAATACTAGAAGCCTCGCTGACATGCGGGGCTTTTTGCTTTCTGCCGTTCGTCCAGTACATGGCACTCGCTGATAGCTGCCGGCTCCCATCTATAAGCGCGGATATTCCGAGCGTTAGAACGGAGAGACAGCATGGAGATCAATGAAAATGCTCCAGGGAATATTTCCCAGCAGGATGTAACCCGCGGCACTGATAACGAGACAGGGCACGATCCGAAGCGCGATGATGACGGTATCCCGTTGCCGCCAGACGATGAAGCGCCGCTCGAGGAGGACATGTCGGATGTGGACGCCGCCGATTCAGTAGCGAGCGAGCATCCTGACAACTGATGACTTTTAGCTCAACGAGCCCGGCCACTGTGTCGGGCTTTTTTATGCCTCGAATTTACCTGTAGCCAGGACAGCCCTCGGGAAGGCCTGGACGTCGATAGCCGGTAGTGCGACGTACGGAATCAACACCGGCAGTCCGTGCATCCTGATCACACCGACTCACAGGGTGGCGCGAGACTGTACCTGCGAGATCGATGCATCGGGGTGTCGACGCTGGGAAAGTCTTCGGCAGACAGCGCGGAAAGACGCGCACACTAATTCGTGTTACCCAAGCCTGCTAATTTTCACTTCAGCTCTATAAAGGTGCTGACCCTAATTTGGTTATTCATATTTTGGGTCGATAGCAGGGCTAAAAATTGTTTCGATCTCTTTGCATAGCGCCTTGGTGGGGTAGAAGAACAACCCGTGTTTCCCAGATTGGTTCTGCCATTCGACCATTACGATGCCTGCTCGGAACTTGTCAGAAATTGTATAGGGATAACCCTTGCTATTCAGAGATCTCATTAGGTCCGCGGGTGATCCTTGCCGGGCGCATTGATTTGATTTATTCAGGCTATGCCAGTCTTTCCTGTTCTCTGCCTGTACGTGATTGCTTGTCGCGAGCAGTAGAAGAGCTGGGGCGGCCAAAAAACTTTTCATGTGACATGCCTTGTAATCTCGGGACCGGAGGTATTGCTGGAACTCTGTATTCAGACCGTTACGACTGAGATAGCCAGCCGCTTGCCTAGGCCGGCCAATGCATTTTCAAGGTGCTCCATCTTTGTTGTATGAAGGAAGTCGACCAGGCGATCACCTTGGGTCTGAGCAAGGTCCAGACGGCGGCACAGGTCAGCCTTGCGCATGCCTTGCGCCATCATCTCGTTCCAAAGAACAATTTTCGCCGCGGTTACGACAGGCAAGTGGATTACCTGCTCGCCTGGCTGTGCTGGCGATGCTGGTGGAATGGCCCGGCGCTGATCCACATAGATGGACAGAGTCGTCTCAATCGCATCCACGGCTTCCCGGATCGCGTGTTCTTTGTCGTCGCCGAAGCTGTGCAGCTCTGGCAGATCACGACAGTAAACCGCCAGCCCCGGCGCGGTGTCTTGCTCAAATCGAATTGCATAGTCGTACATGGTCACTCCCTGGAGGTGATCGCTCAGCATTCAGATGTGGTGAAGGGGGCTCTCAGAGCCCCAGTTGTTTAATGATCGCCTTGCGGGTCGGTTCTGGCATTTCCTTACTGCCGTGATCCGCGAAGGTGCTCCTGTTGCCGTTTGGGGCTGTTACTTTGAAGTGGCTTCCTTTGCCTGCTTCGAAGATCACCCCTTGGGTCTTCAACCATCGTCTGAACTCACTGAACTTCATCACCTCGCCTCGTTGTTTGGATGAGTCCAGCATACTACGTTTTTGTGGTAATACAACAATTTTGTATTATTTATCCAGTCATGCCCACGGAGTAGCGCGCATGGAGTATCTACAGCGCCTGCTCGACAAGATCGACAGGTTTGAATTGCTTATCGCGGGCCTGGTTGGCGCGGTGATCGCTAGCTGGTGGCACAAGGACGACTTGAACGACTGGCGTGCCTGGATGATCTTCCTCATCACCGGCATGGCCTGCTCGATCTACCTTACGAGCATGGTCAGCACCTACCTGGGCGTGACCGAGCCGAAGATCGTCGCCGGCATCGGCTTCCTACTGGGAGCATTCGGCGGTTCGCTCCTGGCGGCCATCAATCGAGCCATCAAATCCGCTGACCTCTGGGCACTCATTCGCCAGCGGTTCGGGGGAGGCAATCCATGAATCTTGAACTGATCAACTCCATCGCCTGCGGCCTTATCGCGCTGTGGGCGGCCTGGTGCGTGCTGAGCGGTAAGGTGAGGGACGGCATCCTCGGGAAGCTGATCTACTCGGCCATCGCCATCAGCGGTTTCGTCGTCATGGCGCGCAGCCAGAACATCTTCTTCGGACCGACCAGTGCTGGCCTGACGCTGCATGTGTCCCTGGCCCTGGCCGGTGCCCGCCACATCTTCATGGTCACTTACTGGCAGCGGGTGAAGGTCTGGCTGTGCCGGACGCTGAACTGCGAGCACTGCCTGCACTGTGACAAAGCGCCTGGCGGTGTCGAGCGCAGAATCAAGTAATACGAGCGACTACCAGGCCCCTGGAAACCACTGGCGGGCGAGGCTTACCGTCACGCGTAGTGCATGCTGACTTTGGTCACACTCCGCCTGCTGATCCTCGGGTGTTGCGGGTTTGCGGTACCGAAGATTTGCCGCTAAGCCTTTTGCGTAAGTTCGCTCAAATTCGGGGTTGGCTTCTTTGGTAAGGCGCATCGCTTTCGCATAGTCCGTTTCAAGGTCATCAGGCAGCGATTCACAAGCCAGTTTGGCTTGCTGATACCTAACGGCGTACATGTAGCCGTCAGTTGGGGCTTCGTCGTAGCTGTAGCGGGAGGGCTCCGAGGCCAGTGCTGGGCCAGCGAGAAGTAAAGCGAAGAGATACAAGCGTCCGTGCATGTGTTTGAAGTCCCTAAAAAATCAAATTTGGCGGAGTATACCCGGCTCATCCGCGCCACGTATTCGACTGCGCCAAATCGTGGCGCGCAATCATGAGGAATCACCCATGGACAACCAGCACAAGAAAATCACCGGCTATCGCGATCTGAGTCAGTCCGAGATCGACGGCATGAACTCCATCAAGGCGCTGGAGGCTGACACCGGCGAACTGTTCAAGCAGATCGGCCAGATTGAAGGCGTTGACCCACGCCTGCTGGCTCTGGCCAAGACCAACCTGCAGCAGGGCTTCATGTGGTTCGTACGCTCGATCGCCAAGCCAGCCGATCCCTTTTAAGAATTTGCAATCCAGGCTGCCGCCGTAGAAATCGTCATGTGCGCGCCGGCGCTTAACGCCTTCCCGGTGAGAGACTTCACCGAATCAAGCATCCCTTTCTTCGCAGCATCCTGCAGCTGGGCGCCGATAGTTGTCCCGGTGACGCTATCCGGCACAGCCTTAAGCACCTCTAGGCCCTTAGCTGTCAGTGTGCATTTATGGAATGTAGCGTGGAGCTTTGCGTCGATCTCCCCCATTAAATAGCCTGAAGCTATAAGCCATTTCATAGTATCCGCAAAAAACACACCCGGGCGCTCAGTGTCATTCGGGAAAGCTGCTATGAAGTCCATCGAGCTCAAGGTTTTTGTCACAGGAAAGCTCTGATACAGCCTCGAGAAAATCAGCCCTGTAATTTGATCAAAAATATCAATGTTTGAGTCGGCCATGTGTGGTCCATATTAATAATTAGGGGCTCACCAATACCGGCAACCCGCCACTATTTCAAGCTCAAGGTGATCCATGGATAGGCCATATCCTCCATCCTCACTTCTTGAGCTTTCTGAGCTTTCCGACTTTGGCATCCGACTGGCCCCTGCTCCCGAAGTGTGGGAATGGCTCCAGGCCGAGATTCTTGCCGGCACCGGCAGCATTCACAACGAAGACCATGCCCATCTACTTGATGCAGACATCCAGGTCATGTGGGCGTCTTCGAGCTCTGAGCCACAGGGGGCAGACTGTCTTGGGCTAGGGCGAGCGGCTGGCGCACAGTGATCTAACTCAACCCTTAGAAACGATTACGGGGGGGGTTAGGGGCTGCCAATGAGGGGTCTTGGATGGCATGCGGAAAAGTCGTAGAGAGAATTCGCTAATGCGACGCTTCCCCAACAATTAGGATGACTCTTAGCCACACGTTCGTACGTCAAAAATGGTATGACGGAATTCCCCATCTCGCAGAAGTGTGCAACGCGATGTCGGCCATCTTCAAATCTTAGAGAGCCGTCCGGTCTCATCTCGAGCCGTGGTAGCTCGAGTCGCCAGCCGGGATTTGCTTGAGCTCGTCTCAACAGCAGCTGGCTCGTCGGCCAGAGGTCCCCTTCCTTTCTGATTTGGGAATCAAGTACCCGCTTGGACATGGCCAAGCTCATGACCATAACTACTTCCGTGTCTCCCTCGATGTGGCCTGGTAGAACAGAGCTTAGAGAGTTTGGATAGATGCCGCTTTCTCCGTCGGTGCAGTTGAGTTTGCTCATAAATTTCTCTCCATGATTGTGTTGGAGGTCACCATTACAGTTACTTACTCTCTGTTTCAAGGCCTTATTAAGCGAGGCAAAATCGTCTCAAGGAATCCCTATGGCGCTGACAGCAAAACAGCAGCGCTTCGTTGATGAGTACCTGATAGATCTGAATGCCACGCAAGCCGCTACCCGCGCGGGTTACAGCAAGAAGACGGCAAACGAGCAAGGTTCCCGCCTGTTAGCAAATGTTAGTGTCAGCACAGCCATCCACCAGCGAATGAATGAGCGCTCTGGAAGGGTAGAGATAACCCAGGACATGGTCCTTCGAGAGCTGGCAAAGATCGGATTTAGCGACATCCGCAAGTTGGTTCGATGGGGCGAGACGCAGGTCCGCATGGTCGACGGCGATGAAGGTGAGGCTGAAGACATGGTTCCGTACCATGGCCTGGCGCTCATCGACTCTACCGAGGTGGATGATGCGACTGCCGCTGCAATTGCCGAGGTGTCCCAGGGGCGCGACGGACTGAAAGTTAAGCTGCACGACAAGAAGGGCGCCCTGGTCGATATAGGTCGCCACCTCGGTATGTTCACTGCGCCAGGTCATGCCGAGCTCGACGCTGAACTGAAGCGCCTTGAAGTCGAGAAGCGCCGCGCCGAGTTGAAGCTGATAGAGAAGGGCGGCGGCAACTCCAACGCCCAGCTACTTGCTGATCTGATTGCGAGGCTGCCTTCATGATCACGAATACCAGCAACCTGATGCTGGATCGCCAGCTGTCTCGCTGGTATCCGCTCAAGGACCACGCGGTGCAGCTTGCACTGGTGTCAGCGGTGTCGGAAGGCATTCGCTTCCCTCTAGTTCCCGCTAGTCGCCGGAGTGGAAAGACAGAACGGTTCAAGCGCTTCCTCGTTAAGCAGGCCTCGGCCTACAACGGAATGTACTTCGCTGCGGCACCAACGCACGCCCAGGCTAAGAAGATCTTCTGGGACGACCTGAAGGCCTTCACGCTGAGTTGCATGCACAGCCGCCGGCCTTCCGAGTCTGACCTGATCATCTACCTGGACAACGGTAGCGAGATCCACGTCATCGGCCTGGATAAACCGCAGCGGATTGAGGGTATCCCCTGGACCGGTGGCGGCATCGACGAGTTCGCTGACATCAAGCCGGATGCCTGGGAGGCAAACATTCTCCCGGCGCTGAATACCGTCAACCCGACCATGCCTGATTATCGTGCCTGGTGCTGGTTGCTCGGCGTACCGGACGGCCTGAACCACTACTACGACCTGTGCATGCAGGCTGAGTCAGGTAACGACCCGAACTTCCGGGTGTTCCATTGGAAGTCGGCTGAGATTCTTCCGCCCGACGTGATGGACGCAATGAAGCGGGCGATGTCTGCGAAACAGTTCAAGCAAGAATTTGAGGCCTCGTTCGAAACGGCGTCTGGCCGGATCTACGAGGACTACAGCAAGGCGAACACCACGAATGCCGCCATTGAGCCGCATGAGCAGTTGATGTGGATGCACGACCAAAACTTCACGCCTCTGTCTTCGGCCGTCGGTGTCCGTCGTAACGACGGGAAGGACCTCTACCTGCTGGATGAGATCGTGCTGATTAGTGCGGTATCGAAGCAGTCGGCGACTGAGTTCGTCGACAAGTTTAAGAATCACAAGAACAAGCATGTCCTGATCTACGGCGACCCAGCAGGCAAGGCAGGCGAAAAACACGGCCACGCCTCTGACTACACCGACATTGAGGGCGTGCTGAAGGCCAACGGTTGGACTTACACACGGAAGGTCAAATCCGCCCACCCAGCCATCAAAGATCGGCAGAACGCCGTCCGGGCGAAAATCCTGACTGCTTCGGGCGAAACCAGTCTGTTCATCAACCCTGCTACCGCTCCCTGGTGCCATAAAGGCTTGAGCACGGTTCAGCTTCAGGCTGGCTCTACGTTCCAGGAAGATCAGAAAAACGATTACCAGCACATCACTACAGCTATCGGTTATTGCATCGATGTTGAGTGGCCGTGCATCAAACGCACCGCATCCACTGAAAATCTGAGAATGTGACCCCATGAGCAACGACCCAAGCAAAACGCTACCGGCCGTAGATGCCATGCGCGAGGACTGGGCTCTTGTTGACGCGCTGATGGGCGGAACTAAGGCGATGCAACTGGCAGGCAAGGTTTACCTGCCGAAGTGGCCAAAGGAGGACGATGACGCCTACAAGGAGCGCTTGTCTTTGTCCACGCTGCTGCCTGCCTTCAGCGAGACGGTGCAGAACATGAAGGGCAGGGTGTTCGCAGAGCCCATCGCGCTAGGCGAGGATGTTCCAGAGTCTATCAAAGCCTACTCGCAGAACTTCGACCGGCAGGGCAACAACCTGCAGGTCTGGGCTCAGCAGCTGTTCACGGTTGGGCTTTCCCACGGTCTTTGCCATGTGCTGGCTGATTATCCGAAGACGAAAGACGAGCAAGGCAACTCCATCGTGCGAACCGCTGCTGACGAGAAGGCCGCCGGCGTTCGCCCATACGCGGTAATGATTCATCCTCAGCAGGTTATTGGATGGCTCACCGAAGAAAGGGGTGGCGAATGCTCGCTGTCTCAGTTTTGGTATGCGGAGGCTGTCGAAGAGCGTGCCGGTGATTTCGGTGTGACCATCATTCCGCAGATCAGGGTTTTGATCCCTGGTGGCTGGAAGGTGTACCGCAAGACAGAGGACGCAAACGGCAAGAAGGAGTGGACCAAGACTGACGAGGGGACTAACACGCTGTCGGTCATCCCCCTTGCCACGTTCTATACCAAGCGCACGGGCTTCATGACAGCTACGCCGCCGCTATTGGAGTTGGCACACCTCAACAAGAAGCACTGGCAGTCCCAAAGCGATCAGGACAACATCTTGCACGTAGCCCGGGTGCCGATGCTGATGATCTCAGGTATCGACGACGACGCTTTCGAGCTCAAGGTCGGCACCAGTTCCGCTACCAAGCTGCCTACCGGCGGCGACATGAAGTGGGTGGAGCATACCGGCGCCGCCATTGAGGCCGGCCGCAAGTCGTTGGAAGACCTTGAAGACCAGATGCGCATCGCTGGTGCGAAGCTCCTCCAAAAGGACAAACAGTCCACGAAGACCGCGACCCAGGCCGAGGAAGAGGCCGCTCAGGAAATGAGCCCGCTGCAAACCATGGCCGGCCAACTGGAGGACACGCTTGACCAGGTGCTTCAGTTCTTCGCGCTCTGGAAGGGGGAGAAGGAAGGCGGTCACGTGAAGGTGAATGGCAACTTTGACGTGGACTTCGCTCCTGAAACCACTCTTCCTCTGCTGCTCAACATGGCAACCCAAGGCCGGCTCTCTGACGAAACCCTATTCAATGAGTACAAGCGCCGCGGCGTGGTCTCGGATGACATTGAGTGGGGCGTCGAGAAGCAGAAGATTGCCGATCAAGGGCCAGCACTCGGAGCTCTCTAAATGGCGACGGTCAACGAGATCCTTCAGGACGAGCATATCGCCCATGCGGTATCGCTGGAGAAGTACAAGCTTGGTGTGGTGCGGCGCATCATCGCTCAGTTGAATCGGTCAGATGCCAGCCTTTCGGCTGCGTTGACTGAGACCCTGGAGCGCATGCCCGCCGAGTCGTTCACCGTGGAGCGCCTGGAGTTGCTGCTGGCTGAAGTGAGGGTCGTCAACGCTCAAGCCTACGATCAGGTTTTCGCGATGCTTGAAGCTGACCTGCAGGAGCTTGCGGGCTACGAGGCCAACTGGCAGCAGACACTGTTTCAGCAGGCGCTGCCGGAACCCGTGCTCGTGCGCTTCCCGTTGGTGAGCATCAGCTCTGAGCAGGCATATGCGGCCGCGATGTCTCGGCCGTTCCAGGGGCGGCTGTTGCGCGACTGGGGCAAGCAGGTGGGCGCCGAGCGCATGGTCAAGGTTCGCAACGCGATCCGATCCGGCTATCTGGAAGGCAGAACCACCGACCAGATCATCCGCAGCATTCGCGGCACTAGGGCGGCCGGCTATGCCGATGGCTTCCTTGAACGGCCACGGAAGGACCTGGCAGCGGTCGTGCAGACAGCCGTGAGCCACACCGCAGCCACGGCACGAGAACAGTTCAATGTTGCTAACAGCGAAATCCTGAAAGCTGAGGACTGGCTTAGCACCCTGGACACGAAGACCTCCATCGACTGCATCATCCGTGACAAGCTTTCGTATGAGGTTGGCACGCACAAGCCGATAGGGCACAAGGTGCCGTGGCTGCAAGGCCCTGGACGAATTCACTTCTGCTGCCGCAGCACCTCAACGCCGCGCACCAAGTCGTGGCGAGAGCTTGGTATTCCCATTGATGAGATGACGCCAGGTCAGCGGGCCAGCATGGATGGTCAGGTGCCGGGAGATACGAACTTCAGCACTTGGCTTTCTCGCCAATCCGATGCACGCAAATCTCAAGTCCTTGGCCCAGTGCGGTACCAACTTTACAAGGACGGCAAGAGCCTTGAGGATTTCTACTCGCCTACAGGCGAATGGTTAACCCTGGAGCAGATCAAGCAGCAGGATTCTCAGGCGTTCGCTAAGATGGCGGCATGACCGACAAGCCGAAGCTTCACCTAATTCAAGGCACGCCAGCCCCGGACACTCCGGCGGAGCAGGTGCGCAAGCGCGTTCGTGCGATGCCCAAGCCTGCGACGATGGTTCAGTGCCATCGATGCGGTGGGCGTGAGGTGATCGAAACGAAGATTGGTGTGCTGATGAGGAATGGCAAGCCGACAGGGGGTACCAAAACGCTGATTTGCGTCGGGTGCCTACTAAATGGACAGAGGGTTGTGCTTGCTTGACATCACCCAGTAAAGTCTTGCTCCTTAATTAGGAGAAGGCCATGTCTGTCGTTGTGAAAGCAGTACTTGAATCGCTGAAGCAAGCAGTTGAGGTCAGAGAGCAAACTGATCCAAACCATGCGATACAGACTTTTTCTTTTTCTCTTGTAGAGCCCGAGCAAGTAGCTGCAGGCCCTGAAATACATGATCAATTTGTTTCGTGGCTGAAGACTCGTTTTCCTAAGCGAACCATCCGCTCGGATGGCTATAAAAAGGACGGCTATAACATTCTCGTAAACGTTCTTAACTGACCTGAAAATACGGCAACACAGAGCCCTGGCATCCGCCGGGGCTTTTTTATGGGCGCGATTCCGGATGGATAGCGCCGCACTGGGCCGGATGGCCCACCAGATGGGCGGATGCCCGGAGACGAACCGATGAAACTGAAACTCGACGAACAAGGCCATGTGGTTGTGCAGGATGGCAAGCCGGTTTACACGCATGACGATGGGAAGGACGTAGCGTTTGACGCGCCGTCGGCAGTATCCAAAATCACCGCGCTGAACGCCGAAGCGAGAGGGCACCGCGAAGCCAAAGAAACCGCCGAGGCTCGCGCCAAGGCATTCGAAGGCATCGAAGACCCTGAAAAGGCCCGCGCCGCACTGGCAACTGTCGCGAACCTCGACGCCGGGCAACTGGTCCAGGCGGGTAAGGTGGATGAGATCAAGCAAGCCGCCATCGCGGCCACCGAGGAGAAGTTCAAGGCCCAGGTGTCCACGCTCACCGAGCAGATCAAGACCGTCACCACGGAGCGCGACACCACCACCGGCATTCTCTACCAGGAGAAGATCGGCGGCGCCTTCGGCCGTTCCAAGTTCGTCACCGACAAAATCGCTGTTCCGCCCGACATGCTGCAAAACACCTTCGGGAAAGCCTTCAAGGTCGAGGAAGGCAAGGTCGTGGCGTATGGCGACGATGGCAACAAGATCTACAGCCGCGCACGCCCTGGTGAGTTGGCTGACTTCGACGAGGCGCTGGAAGCCCTGGTCGAACGCTACCCGTATCGCGACAACATTCTCAAGGGCTCCGGCGCTAATGGCGGCGGCGCTCCGAACAATGGCGGAAAGGGTGGCGACAAGAAGACCCTTCCGCGAGCCGCATTTGATGCGCTTGATCCTGCCGCCAAGGCAGATCACGCACGCAATGGCGGCTTGGTAACTGACTGACCAACGCCGCCGGGGTTTGCCCGGCAAGTAATCAATGCCCGCCACTGAGCGGGCTTTTTTGTGGAGAAAGCCAAAATGGCGAACACCCTTAACGGCCTGGTGCCGGCTCTGTACGAAGCGCTCGATGTCATCTCTCGCGAGATGACGGGCTTCATCCCGGCGGTATCCCGTGACTCGTCCGTTGCCCGTGCGGCAATCGGCCAGGACGTACTGGTACCCATCACCAGCGAAGTGGCTGCGGCTGACAACGTTCCGGGCGTTACTGCTCCGGATTCGGGTGACACCATCGTCGACAACGTCGCAGTAGCCATCACCAAGAGCAAGCACGTTCCGGTGCGCTGGAATGGTGAGCAGACCAAGGGCCTGCAAAACGCCGGCACCTTCTCGTCCATCCAGGCGGATCGCTTCTACCAGGCGATGCGCACCCTGGTGAACGAAGTGGAGAAGGATCTGTGGCTGGAAGCCTACCGTAACGCTTCGCGCGCCTACGGTACCGTCGGTACTACACCGTTCGGCACGGCTGCCGACCTGTCCGACTTCGCTGGCGTGCTGGGCATCCTGGAGCAGAACGGCGCACCCACCAACGACCTGCAGTTGGTTCTGGGTCACTCGGCCATTGGCAACATGCGCGGCAAGCAATCCGGCCTGTTCAAGGTCAACGAGGCAGGGTCCAGCGACATGCTGCGCAACGGCATGACCGACCGCATCATGAACATGGCGATCCGTCATTCCCACCAGGTGGGCCGCCACGTCAAAGGCACCGGCGCTGCGTACGTCACCAACGGTTCCACCGCTATCGGTGCTACCAACATCGCTCTGGCGACCGGTACCGGCACTGTTCTGGCTGGCGATATCGCGACCTTCGCGGCTGATGGCGACAACAAGTACGTCGTCGGCGCCGGTATTGCGGCCCCGGGCACCATCACGCTGAACAAGCCTGGCTCGCAGATCGTCATCCCGACCGGCAACGCGCTGACCCTGGGCAACTCGTACACCGCGAACGTGGCGTTTGCCCGCTCTGCGATCGTACTGGCCACCCGTGCCCCGGCAATGCCTGAGGGCGGTGACTCGGCCGACGACGTGATCACCATCACCGACCCGCTGACCGGTCTGTCGTTCGAGATCGCGGTCTACCGCCAGTTCCTGCAAACGGCCTACCACGTCCGTCTGGCCTGGGGCTGCCGCGCAATCAAGGATGAGCACATCAGCCTGTTGGTCGGCTAACTCAACCACAACGACAACCAGGGGCTTCGGCTCCTGCGTTGTTTCTGGAGAATGACAATGGCTGGACTGACGAAAGAACAGAAGGCGGCAAAGGCACTGCTGGCCAAGGCTATCGAACTCAGCGGTTTGAGTGCGGAGGCTTTTGAGGCCCTGGGCGAGCAGGAGCGTGCTGACTGGAACAAAAGCGCCCAGGATGCGATTGATTTGGTTGTGGCAGACGCTCAACGCCTTGCGGATGAAGCTGCGGCGGCGAAGCCGAAAGGTAAGCCTGTCGTGGAAGATGATGAACCGGATTACACCGGCCTAGTGAAGGTTGAGCTGGCCGGTGAGGAGCTGCATGTTCACCCGTCCTGCCTGGACGACCACAAGCGTCTCGGCTGGAAAGAGGTCTGATATGGCTCTGGTGATCGAGAACGGCAAGGTGGTGCCAGGCGCCGACAGCTTCGCAACGGCCGCCGAACTGGTCACCTATGCCACGAACTTCGGCAAGGTCATTCCTGCGGACGATGTAGCGCAAGAATCCCTGCTGCGCCGCGCGGCCCTGCAAATGGATGCGATGCCATGGAAGGGCAAGGCTGTGAACCGTGACCAGGCGCTGTCCTGGCCTCGGGCCGAGGTCAAGCGTCAGGGCTGGGTGTTGCAGTTCGACGAGATCCCGCCACAGGTTAAGGCCGGACAAATGGCACTGGCCGCCGAGATCCATGCTGACGACCTGATTGCCCCCGAAACCAAAACGGGAGCAGTCGTTTCCGAGACGGTTGGGCCGATCAGCACCACGTTTGCTGTCGCGAGCAAATCGGTGAGTAAGCCCGCGGCAACCCGGCAGTCGTATGCCCAGTTCTCCGGGCTGCTGGAATCCTCAAGTCAGGTCAACCTGGTACGCAGCTGATGGCAGACATCTATGATCGGGCTAAAGCGGGAGCTATCAGGGCCCTTGCCCCGCGATCCAAGGGCGGTAAGGGGTTGGAGCTTTCCCTGATCCGCGTTACCACTGGTGAGTATGACCCTGAGCTTGGAGGCAGCCCTGTGGTCACAGAGCAATTCGACGGATCAGGGCTTCGCGAGAACTATCGCCAGCAAGATATCGACGGCTCATTGATCAAGCAGGGGGACGTCAAGATCCTGATCTCACCGGTGCTGCTGGATGGCGTAGACACGCCGCTGCCGGTGACACTGGATAAGATTGCCTTTGACGGCGACACCTACACGGTTCAGCACGTTGATCCTTGGGACTACGCTGGCATTGCTGTTGGCTTCAGTGTGCAGGCCAGAAAATGAGCTTCAGCCTGGACATCAGAGAGTTCGCCGAAAAGACCAAAGGGAACATCGAGGAGATCGTTAAAAAGGTCTCCATTGACTTGCTGAGCTCTGTCGTCGACCGCTCTCCAGTTGGTAACCCTGAGTTATGGGCGGCGAATATAGAGCACCGCGCAGCAAATACCCGGGCGGCGGACAACTACGACTTCAAGGTCGCAGCGCGCAACACGGTCATCAACCTGACCGACAGCAACTTCACCAAATCCGGCAAGCTCAAGCGCAACGTGAAGTACGCCAAACCCCTCACAAAGACTGAGCGTGACCAGAATTTCTATGTGAACGGCTTGGTCGCGGGCAAGAACTATGTCGGCGGCAGGTTTCGGGGTAACTGGCAGGTTTCGTTTGAGGTCGGCGCCACCGCCATGCTGGACCTTGTCGACCCAACTGGCTCTGCCGCCAAAGCCATTGGCAAAGGCGTTCTTGAGCATTACCAGATCGGCGTCGGGAAAATCTGGATCATGAACAATCTCCCCTATGGCCCGCGGCTTGAATACGAAGGTTGGTCCAACCAGGCACCAGCCGGAATGGTGCAGATCACCGTCACTGAGTTTCAGATGTACATCAACAAAGCCGTCTCGGAGCTTTCAAAATGAGCGACCGGATCATCCGAAGTCTGTTTGAGGCGCGTCTGAAGGCCTGGGCTGACGCACGCACACCCAAGTTGGTGATCGCTTATGAGTGCGTGACATTCACGCCGCCAGCCGGTGGCGCTACTTACCTGAGGGCATACCTGATGCCCGGGAACACCGACAGCGAGGACCTGGCAGGCAAGCACACGTCCTATCGGGGCGTATTTCAGGTCAGCGTGGTTACCGCGTCCGGCTCGGGCACCGGGGGCGCAGGCTTGATTGCCGAGGAGATCGCCCAGCTGTACCCGAACAATCTGCCTTTGACCAAGGCGGACTTCACTGTCTATGTCCGTTCACCAATGGCCACCGCTCCAGCGATCCAGGGTGAGACCACAAGTACTTCGCCCCTGTCGTTTCAGTACCGAGCCGACACCTTCTAATCCGCCCGTTGGGCAAACCCCGAAACCCGCCATTGAGCGGGTTTTGTCATTTCTGAAAAGAGGAAACACCTATGGCCGGCATCCAAATGCCCAACGGCGCCACCCTTGAGATTGCGTCGACTTACGGCGTTGCAATCCCGTTCACTGCGCTGGCCAACGCCAATCCGGCAATCGCAACGGCTGCGGCGCACGGCCTGGCCGAGGGCGACATCATCGCCGTAAACTCCGGCTGGACACGCCTTGATGGTCGCGGCGTCCGGGTTGGCGTAATCGCCAGTGGTACGTTCGCCCTGGCAGGCGTGAACACCACCAACATTCAGTCCTACCCGGCTGGCTCTGGTATTGGCTCTGTGCGTGAGGTGACAGCCTTCACCGAGATCTCACAGGTCACTGAAATGAACTCGTCCGGTGGTGATCAGCAGTTCCTCACCTACGGGTTCCTGGCCGATGACAACGACCGCCAGATGCCGACCACCAAGAACCCGATCACGCTGACTTACACCGTCGCTGACGATCCGTCCAAGCCCTATGTGGCCGTCTGCGAGGCGGCGGACGACGACAAGCAGCCGCGCTTGCTCCGCCTGAACCTCCCAGGTGGTAGCAGCATCATCTACAACGGCTACGTGTCTATCACTGCGACGCCGACCATGTCGCGCAACAACCTGATGACCCGTGTGATCAGCGTTGCCCTGACTGGCCTTCCAGCCCGCTACGCGGCCACGGTGTAACCCATGGCCAAGTTCAAGCTGATCCAAAAGCCCACGTTCAAGGCGACGGTGCTGATCCAGCGGGCCGGCTACAACGCTGAGAAGGTGGAGTTCGAGTTCAAGTACCTGGACCGAACCGCACTGGCCGAGCTTTACACCGGCTGGAACGAGCGGCACGCCGAACTGGGCAAGCAGGTCGGCGACATGGACCTGAAGGCGTTCACTGCTGCACAGATCGACTTGCAGGCCGATCAACTGCTCGATGTGGTCGTCGGCTGGGATATCGAAGAGAAGTTCACGCCTGAAAACGTGCGCATCCTCGTTAACTCGATCAACTCGGCGCCCAAGGCCGTGCTGAGCGCATACGGCGAAGCCTTCAGCGAAGCCCGCCTGGGAAACTCCTAAGCGCCTCCCGCGCCCTGTATGAGCCTGGGCCATCAGATGCAGACCTGATGGCCTTCGGCTTGTCACGGCAGGACATCCCCGACAAGGAAGTCGGCATCTGGCCGGACAACTGGGAAGCCTTCAAGGTCTTCGAGGCGATGACTACCCAGTGGCGCGTGGGCGCGTGCGGCGCAACGGGCATGGACTACAGCGTTCTCTCCGGCGTCATTCGGATGTGCGGTGTGCCAATCAGCCAGCGACAAACCATTTTCAGCGACTTCCGGCGAATGGAGGCTGAAGCCCTGCAGGTGATGGCGGAACAGCGGGAGAGTGCGAGAGGCGCCTGATCCTCAGGCACAGAGACGCAAAACAACCAACATGACGCGGCATGGCCGCAGGAGCAGGATATGACTCAGCCGTTTGAAGTAACTGAAGATGGAAAAGTGCGCATTGTCGGCGCTGTAATCCGCGACAATGCGCCGGTCGATTAAATAGGCTTCGCCCCTACGCCATTTTTGATAGCCTCTTGAACGTTGCTGAGGTCACCACCAACAGCGTCGAGCGCAAGATTGAACGCGCCCGAATCAGCCGACGGCTGCCGGGTGTTTTTGAAGAAATTGACGTACTTCTGCAGCTCAGCTGCGTCGTAGTCTGAGCGAGAGCGCAAGTAAAGCGATATTGCGCCAAACGCTGCGATAATCCCTGCCTCGGTAGAGCTTACGGGTGTAGCCATGTTGACCTCCAGGTCATAAACGCGCCGATATTGGCGCAACCCCAGTCCTTGGGCTTGCAGGCGTAGGACTGGGAAATCCTTTATTACTGATTCACCTCTTCAGGGGTCTTATGGAGCCTTGGCGAAAGAATAAGTGATACATGTTTTTGCAGTAGACCAAGGTCTTCTTTGCTTGGAGCCTTCAGCGAAAAAAGGGCTGCTTCTTTAGCTTTTTCCAGTGCTTTTGGGTCGTCCTGCAACACGCTTACCAAGCCAAGTACAATTGCTTTCAGTGCTGCTACTTCCAGCGAAAAATCGTCCATTACTCTCATGCCTTCTCCTTGGGCGGTTGAAGGCATAACGCTACTACGTCTTTCCTGGCGCCTGCCACTGGCATTCCATCCACACTGGATGCCTGGCCAGCACCAGGGTAATCTGAAAGTGTTGACCTCGGGATAGGCGCTCTCTAATGGGTGAAATTGCAGGAACTCTAATGCCATTGTTGCAGGCATTACTGCCTGGTTTTGTAGCGACGGTCGTTTTTTATTGGCTTGCGGATGCAAAAAAGCCTACTCAGTTTGAGCAGGTGATTCAGGCGTTAATTTTCACTGGCTTGATTAGATTTATAGTTGATGGCATTTACTCCCTGGCGACTTGGCTTGGTCAATTTCATTCGCTTGGTGACTGGACGGAGAATATAGCCACGGCTTGGGCGCTAGTACTTGCCGTTGTGTTTGGGCTGAGCTTGGCATTCCTCTCCCAGCACGACATTTTTTACCAGTTTGCAAGGAAGTGCGGACTTACGTCGAGAGCGTCCGTAGGGGAGTGGCGCTACGCATTTCTGAAATTTCCCGATCGTGGCATCGTGCTGAACTTTAAGGACGGACGCCGCTTAATGGGCTACCCTCTGGCGTGGCCTGCGGAGCCGGAAGGAGGGCACTTCGTAATGGAATTTCCCACCTGGCTTGTAGGCGACGATGCTGTTCCACAGGATGGAGTCACTTACTTGATGGTGGCGAACAGTGATGTGCACTGGGTAGAATTTCTTGAACCTCAGGGGAATGTCTGATGAATGATCAAAACAATGGCCGCCCGTTGATTATGGACCGCAAGCCCTTCAACGATGGGATGAACGTGAATCCGGAGCGCAGCAGAAACGTTCTTCCGGCGCAACCTCCTAAAGCTCCACCTCCGCCTTCTCCAAAAAAAGACTGATTTTCTTTAAAACCCAGCCCCGCGCTGGGCTTTTTTGCATCTCACTATCTGGTAATTAGCTTATAGGTTTTGCAAAATTCAAGCAGGCTGACCTCTTCAAGCCAGGGGGTTTGTTCGATCGCTTGTATCAGCCAAGTTATGTCATCTCTTGATTGCTTGGTGATTCTTCCAGACCATGGCAAGAATAGGTCTGTCACCCTGTAAGCGTCACGACACCAATACGATAATGCTTTGATCAGGAGATCCCGCATCTTTTCCAAGGCATAGGGCCCATCGGCAGGATCTATGAGCGCCTGCCTGAGCTTTGTGAAGTCGAGTTCCACCATCTGCCTCCTGGGTAGTTACGAAAAAGCCCAGCGGGCCGGGCTAGTCTTTGACTTCTTCAAGCTGCTGCTGATCGAACATCTCGCTCAGCATTCTTGCGTGTTTGCGCTGCGTGACGGAGTAGAGCATTTTTCTGCCGAGCAGAATGCTCTTCATGCTATGAGCTGAAATGAGCTGCCTGGTCGGTACTGAGATCTCTACGGTTGTGCCGTCGCGGCTGTCAGTCACTTCAAGCTGGTAGGAATCAATCAAGTCGCCACGCTTGGTGTGGCCGAGGCATTTGAAGGTTAGGGGGGGAACTGGAGCGGCGGACTCTACTTGGCGCGGAGTTGTCATGATTTCTCCGCATCAGCCAAGAGCTGCGATAAGAAGGGGAACTCAACGCAGCAGACCTGGTCGATGTGATCTCGCACATGCTGATGCGTGTCGCTGTCATGCGTAGCTATCGTCAGGTAGTAGTTCTGCCCTTCATGTTTGGCAAACACGATCCATTCACCGCTCAGGGCTTGTCGCTCCGCGAGCCTCTGCCAGTTGCCACTGACGATATCGGCGGCGAGGGCCGGTATGTGATGAGGCTCAACAAAACGCTCCTCTCCTGCATTCTCGGCGTCTTGGATCATTTGCTTAAATAGCGGTATATCGAACCAGTTGAGCCCCTTCTGAATATTTTGTGCCATTGAGGCAAGTCCATCCTGCATGTAGTGCTTGTGCCACAGCCCTTTAAGGGGCGGGTATTTATTTTGAATGGGCTTTTTAAACTGGCCGGGGTTGCCCCGTTCGAGGAGTTCGATCTCGTGAACGATCTTGGCGGGGTTTTGCGTGCCGGACAGAACGCCTCCCAAGAGGTTTGCGACGAGCAGAGCACTGTATCGCCTGGGCGCTGCACGCTTGAGCCCGATAAGTTCGATAAATTTATGTATCTCTGCTTCAGAGATATGATTCTGTTCGGTTGAGGGCATTTCGCATCCTTGCGCATGTGTGAGAAAAAAGCGGCCGGAATATTACCTAGCAATCGGAATATGTCGGAAGTATTCGCCAACAGCGCTGACGGTCCCTGGGGTCAGATCAACGTCGTCGTACCAGAATGAGGCGCGCAGCGGGATGTCAACGTTGAATATGCATACGAACTGTTCTTCATCCAGATCGTAGATGACTCGCTCAACAGCTGGCGCAAGCTCCGATCCGGTCATCGTTTCCCACAATTTGCAGCTGGTTCCTTGCTCAAAACGAAGGCCAGGAAAGGGAGCGAAGGGCAGGTTGAGCTGATGACTGCAGTATCCAACTAGCTCGCCCTTTTGGACGACTCTGACAGCGAGCAAAACCTTATGCATTGGAGCTCCTATTATTGAGGCGTGTTGTCGAAAAGCCCAGCGGACCGAGCTCGGCTTTCGTTTATTTAAAGTTACGCTCGTAAAGCAGCTCACTGCACCGACGAGCGACGTTTAGAAAGAACCAGGCGCTCACCGCGAGACCGCCCAAGAAGACGAAAGCCAAAATGGCTTTCAGCGGTAGGCCGTGGTCGCGAGTCAGGGCTAGCAGGTCAGGTGTGGTTGTACTGACAACCCATAAGTAAAAGCTGCCAACCAGAAAGCTCGGGGCGCCGATGAAGGCTAGCGCCCAGTCATTGAGCCCAGCCCAGGTCTTCTTTTCCTTACGGTTATCCCATGCAGCTTTGAGGAATTTCATAGCGACTTACTCAATGTGATTAGCGGCTAAGAAGCCCGGCGGGCCGGGCTTGGGGGAGGGGTGTTCATACTGTGAATACCCCGATGTTAAGCATAGGGCGTGATAACTACCGTTTCATCTCAGTGATCTTTTTCACAAGGCGCTGCTTTGAAACCTCTACATGACCAACGCGCGTCATGATCGAGTTCATCTGGTTGAACAGGTCTGATTTTTCCTGTTTGGAGCCAGCAAGCTCCATAAGCTCTGAAATAGAGCCTGCTTCCCGCATCAGGCGGTAGCTCTCGACCGTCAGGTCCGCTATCTGGCGATCAAGTTCGCTAACCCTATCCACTGCTCGATCATCCACACTTTTGGTGGTGAAGCTTTCTGACAGGCGAGCAATGATCTCAGCGTTCATCGACTTGCTGGTCTGATCCGCAGAGTCCGCCAGGCGCTCGTGAAGCTCTTTGGGAATGCGGAGGGTGATCCGCGTGTAACGATCGTCTTTATCCATGGCGTGGAAATTTACACGAAAATGGTGTCACGCAACAGTTGACACAGAAGTGGTGTCATGTGATTCTGATTGTGACATTCAAACAGTGTCACTTAAGGGGTGTGGATATGTCAGAAGATGTGAGAGCGACTACTCGGTTGCCGAAGAAAATCGCAGAATGGCTAAAAAAGCAGGCCAAGGAGAAAAATCGCTCAATGAATGGACAGTTGATTGCCAATCTCGAGCGTCTTATGCGACAGGAAGAAAGTGAACAGGCATAAAAAAGCCCCAAGCGCGCCAACGCTTGAGGCTCATGAAGCAGAACGTCTAACTATCAGGAAAAACGTCATGAGCAAGAATAACACAGTAGTTGACATGCGCAAATTCGTAGAGGCCCGTAACGGCGAGGTCTTCACTTCAACTCGGCAGGTCGCTGAAGCATTTGAAAAGCTCCACAACCACGTTATTGCCAAGGTCAGAACGCTTGAGTGCTCTGCTCAATTTTTAACCGACAACTTTTCGTCGGTTCAGTTTGAGCATCGCGGCAACACATATGAAGCCTTCGAGATGACAAAGGATGGCTTCATATTCCTGGTGATGAGCTTCACCGGCAAGAAAGCCGCAGCTATCAAGGAAGGTTACATTGCAGCCTTCAACTGGATGGCGGCCCAGCTGGGACTTTCGAGCAAGAGCCTCGTTGCTAAAGCTGTTTCCGAAGCGCTGGGCGCAGAAGGTGCGCGCACGCTTAGTAACGTGATGCGCTGCCGAGTAGCCAAACTTGATGCCGAGCATCAGCGCAGTGCTACTGCCAAGCTAGCATCCGCACTCCACGCCCGCTTCGATGTCCCGCGCATGGAACTGATCCCCGCCGACAAAATGGACGCGGCCTGTAATTTTGTCGCGAGCTATGCAATCGAGGGCGAGTACATCCCTCGTCAGTCGAGCTTGATCCCGGAAAAGCTTGGCCAGTGTGATCGTTATCTCCTCAGTGCCGACCCAAAAGGAAACGCGCAGATCACTCCAGTTCCAATGGGCGCGTTCGTTCTGACGCGACAGCAGTTCATGCAGTCGATGCTCGTTCACGGGGACATGCCAGTTTCGACGGCGGAAATGTTCGAGTTCGTAGCGCTGGCTACCGAGAATTTGCGGCGCCGGTCGCTCTACCAAGCTGCGCGGAGGGCGGTGGCATGAACTTCACCCTCAAAGCAGGTGGTCGTGCCCTGATCCTTATGCCGGAGCGGCCAAATCTGGTCGGGCGCTCTGGCCAACTGATTCGCAAGGTTGACGAAAACTGGTTGATGCTGGTCGAGGGCCATCGCTACTCGGTCGGCGAGAAAAGCTTGATGCCGCTGGACGGCTTCAATCCTGGCGCTCCAAGCGCAGTGTGTGCGGAGGTGGCGGCATGACTGATTTGGTTTTGAGTGATGCGGACTTTCGCGCGATGGTTATGTGCGAGGACGGTCATGCGGTGACAACCTCGCTGCGTGTTGCTGAGTATTTTGGTAAGCAGCACGCGAAGGTTCTTCGTGCAGTGCGCCAACTGACGTGTTCCGCAAAATTCCGACAAGCCAATTTTGGCGAGTCCTCTTATATCAATGATCAGGGTAAGAAGCAGCCCATGGTTACTATGACCAAGGATGGCTTTACGTTTTTGGTCATGGGCTTTACAGGGGAGAAGGCTTCAGCTTGGAAGGAGGGATTCATCGAAGCTTTCAACTGGATGGCTGATGAGCTGAAGACAAAGGACATGTCATTTCAGCAGCGCTGCAACTATTTGATGCTCGAATACAAGCAGAAGAAGGGGCTTGCGAGCTTTGCAGGAAAGACCTTGCGAAGCTGGCAAATAGAAAAGCCCGGGCTTGAAGGAAAAATTCTTGCACTTCAGCACGATGGTCAGCACACGCTTCAATTGAACTGACTTCCCGCGAACCCGAAGAACCCCGCCCATGCGGGGCTTTGGCGCTTCCCGCTGAAAATGGTAGATTGCTTTTCTTGATCAAGGAGAAGGGTCTATGTCTAGTGAATCGGGAGTGATTGGCTCTCTAATGCTGTTTTTTATTGGTGCGGTGCTTTATTTCTTGCCAACTATTAACGGCAAAAGCAGAAAACACCCAAATACGGACTCCATATTTCTTCTTAACTTATTCTTGGGATGGACTCTCATAGGGTGGGTGGTTGCGCTGGTCTGGTCAGCATCCGCCATAAGCAAGCCTGCGGAAGCGAAGAACACCGCCACCGCTCCAGAAATCGGCAGATACGAAGCCCTTGAAAAGCTTGTGTCTATGAAGGAGCGCGGATTTATTTCGGAGGATGAGTTCCAAGCCGAAAAAGCAAGACTGCTTCGAAGCTGAACATCAATACAACCACTACCCGCTACGGCGGGTTTTTTTATGCCCGGAGAAAAATAATGAGCACCAACTTCGCCTCCCTGGGCATTGCCGTTGAGTCCTCGCAAGCAGCAAAGGCCGCTGACGACCTGGATAAATTGGTCAACTCGGCAGAAGGCGCACAGAAGGCGATCGACGACCTAGGCAAGACTGGCGAAGGCTTGGCCAACACGGGCAAGAAGATCACTCAGGCAGAAAATGAGGTAGCCCAGGGCGTCGAGAAGTCCACTGCTGCGATAGATCGAAAATCTGGTGCAAGCCGCAAAGCGACTGAAAGCGCCGCCGCAGAGATCACCGTTATCAGCCAACTCGACAAGGCGATGACGGGCAATATCGACAGCATTGAATCCTTAGTGCGGGCAGAGGGTTTGTTGGAGCGCGCTCGCAAAGGCGGCTTGGTCACTATCGAAGATCAGGCAAAGTATCAAGATCAGTTGGGCAAGGCCTATGACAAAATCGAGAAGGCCGAATCCAAGGAGTTGGCGCAGAAACTGAAGCTGATTGATGCCGAAAACCGCCAGATTGAGGCGCTGAAACGCACGGTTAACGGAATCGACCCGGTGACCGCCAAGTTGGCGAAGTTGGAGGCCCAAGAGAAAGCGCTAAACGACCTGCACAAAACAGGTCAGATAGATGCCGAACGATACCAGGATGCCCTGGCCAAGATCGGTAAAGACCGTGCCGGGCTGACCGCAACGGAGACTGCGTTCGACAAATTGAAGCTCGGCACTCGCCAGGCCCAAGAGAACGTAATGCAGCTTGCCAACGCCCTGCAGTCGGGCGATCTGGGGAGCGGTGCGCGAGCCATTGCACAATTGGGTGCTGGTGCCGGCGAATCTGCGCGAAGTCTGGCGGGGATGATAATTCCAGCCGGTCTGCTGGTGGCCGTTCTTGGGTCGCTTGGCTACGCCTATTTTGATGCAATGAAACAGGCGCGCGAGTTCAATGCCGCAATTAATGGCGGAACCAACGGCGCCGGCCAGACAATTGCCAGCTTGAAGGATATGGCCGACGGCGCCGGGCGAATCACTGGAAATCTATCCGGCGCGCGTGAAGCGGTTGTGTCGCTTGCGTCGGGCGCCGCAACAAGCGGCACGCAGATGCGCAACCTGGCTGAGGCTGCGGCAGCGATCAGCGAAATCACGGGGCAGGGCGCTGGCGAACTCGCGAAGTCTTTCGCCACTGCCGGTGATACAGCGACAGAGGCTGCAGGAAAAATCAGCAGCCAGTATGGGTTGCTTACCCTAGATCAGTACCAAGTGATCAAGGGGATTGATGACCAAGGCGATCATCAGCGCGCACTTGATGTCCTGAGTGGAAACTTGAATGAGGCGGCTCTAGAGCGCCTCAAGGCTTATCGAGGCTCTCTCTCCGATATTGAGCGAGATTGGGATGACATCGGAAACGCGACAAAACGCGCATATTCCTACATTCGGTCGGAAGCGTTTCCAGACCTCGCGAAGCAGATAGAGCTAACCCAGCGCGTGCTTGATACACGCAAGGCGGGCGGAGTATCGGGGGCTATATCTGCGGGGCTGGGCAAGGCAAGCACAGCATTTGACTCGATGCTAGGACTGGAGGACACCGACTCAACCGAAGCGCTGGAGAAGAAACTCGCAAGGCTCAAGGCCAGGCAAGCAGCCAATGCCAATCTGGCAATCATCACTGGCGAGAACACCGACGCAAACCAGAAAGCTATCAAGGTCCAAAAAGAACTGGATGCGCAGCTCGATGAGATTAACCCTCTAAACAAGCGCGCTGCGGGGCTGGACAAGCTCAACGATAAATTCAGAACGCTTTACGAGAACGCTGAGAGGACGGGCCAAAAGTCCAAGCTTCTGGATGGCGTCGATTTTGACGGTAAAAAGTTCTCAGGGGGCGCTTACGACACCTTGCTGAAAGGGCTCAACGACAAAAACAAAGACCCCAAGGCCGCTAGTTCTCAAGTCGACCTGACCAGCTTCAACAGCGCCAAAAACAACCTGTCCGACATCGTCAATGAGTACCGTAACGCCCAGAAGGAACTGGAGGCGCAGCAGAAGGCTGGTGTGGTATCGCTGTCGGACTACGCCAAGCAACGTTCGGCCCTGATCAATCAGGAAAAGGACGATGTCACCGCGGCGTACCAGGCCGAGATTGATGCCCTGGAAGCGGCCAAAGCCAAGAAAGGCACGACGGCGGCTCAGAGCATCCAGCTCGATCAGAAGATCGCCGACGCACGGCAGGGGATGGTCAAGGCTCAGAAGGATGCGGATAGCCAGTTGACCGTGATCGCAACAAACGAGAAGGGCCGCCTTGAGCAACTGACGGCCGCCTCCGAGGCTTACGTCAATCAGCTGGAACGTCAGCGAGCCGCACTGGAAGCCGCCGGTTCCCGCGCTGCAAATGGGCTGGGCCTGGGGGACCGGCAAGCAGCATTGCAAGCGAGCCTCGATGCAACCACGGACAAGTTCAACGACGAGCGGGCCAAGCTGCTGGATCGCCGCAAGACTGCGCCTGACAAGTACAGTCAGGAAGACTACATGCGCGACCTGGCCAGCCTGGAGGATGCCGAGGGCAAGTATCGCGATACGGTGGTAGAAAACTACGACAAGATCTCGGAGGCCCAGGGGGATTGGCGTAAAGGGGCATCGTCAGCTTTCCAGAACTATCTGGACTCTGCAAAGGATGTAGCAGGGCAGACCAAGGGCCTGTTCACCAATGCCTTCTCCAGCATGGAAGACGCCATCGTCGATTTTGCGCTGACAGGCAAACTCAGCTTCGCCGACTTCACAAAGTCGATCATCGCGGACATGGCGCGAATTGCTGCACGCCAAGCGGCTTCCGGCCTCCTATCCAGCATCGCAGGCACTGCCCTGGGCGCATGGCTTGGTGGTGGCGGAGGTGGCGGTGCCACCAGCTTTGGGTCTGACATTGGCGGCGCCATCACTGCCAACGCCAAGGGCGGCGTGTACGACTCACCAAGCCTTTCGAGTTTCAGCAACCAGGTGCACGACAAACCGCAGATGTTCGCCTTCGCAAAGGGTGCGGGCATCTTCGCCGAGGCTGGGCCTGAGGCAATTATGCCGCTGACCCGGACGGCGGGCGGTGAGCTTGGTGTTCGCGCGTTGAGCGGCGGTGGTGCAGGGGGAAACGGTGGAAACACCGATTCGAAGACGGAGATCACCATCAACATCAATCGTAATGGCGAAGCCGATGCGACCGCAGATACTGCGATGGGTCAAAAGCTGGCCCCGCAGTTCCTCACCTTGATCCGGGCTGAGATCGCAGCAAATGAACGCAGAACGTTGAGCCCCAGCGGGGGCGCAACGTGGCGCGTGATTAATGGGAGATAACCAGCGGCAATGATTCGTCGTTAAATTTCGGTCAAGGATGACCGGACCTTGTCAAGGACGAGTTGCTCAAGCTGGCGATAGGTCAGATCTTTTGCGCCCTCATGCTCGAAAGTCACCCCGAAACTGCCACCGGCCTGCCCGTTTTCCGTCTTCATCGAAATTTTGACGCTCCCTCCGATACTAGTTTTCCCAATGTCCGGGGTGTCTTCATAGACGCTTACTTCTACCAGTTTCATTTTCATGTAATTACCCATTTCCTTGGTCAAAAAAATCATTCTACCCGGAGCCTTCATGGCGATCGAGACATTCACCTGGCCCACCCAGAACGGGGAGGCGCCCGATATTACCTATCGGGTGCGCACCTCGCAGTTCGGGGACGGCTACAAGCAAGAGGTCGGGGACGGGATCAACAACAAAGTCGATTCCTACCCGATTACCCACACCGGCGGCCAAGCGAGAGCGCTGGAAGTTATGGCGTTCTTCGATCGGCACCGGGGCGCCAAGGCCTTCCTGTGGACCACGCCATTGGGCCAGCTTGGCCTTTTCACCTGCAAGAACCCAACCCCTACGCCCATGGGCGGGGGCGTATTCAAAGTGACGGCGACGTTCGAGCGCGCTTTCCACCCGTAAAGGTCAATCCATGTCGCTGATCAATGCTATCCAGGCTCTTGAGCCTGGCAACGAAGTCATGCTGTTTGAACTGGACGGCAGCGATTACGGCGCCGATGTTCTGCGATTCCACGGCCACGCGATACCGCACACGCCTGCCGAACTTATCGCCGCCGGCGTCGACGCCGACCAGTTACCGGCCAAGTCGATCTGGTGGAAGGGCGAGGAGTACGGCGCCTGGCCCATGCAGTACGAGGGCAGCGAGGCGAACGGGGACGGAACGGCGGTGCGGCCGAAGCTGTCGGTGGGAAACGTCAACGGGCGAATCACCGCTCTGTGTCTGGCCTTCGAGGACTTGCTCGAGTTCAAGCTGACCATCCGCAACACCCTGACCGAATTCCTTGACGCGGAGAACTTTGAAGGTGGCAACGCTACGGCTGATCCCACTCAGGAATCGATCGAGGTCTGGTATGTCGACCAGAAGACCAACGAAGACGGCGAGACGGTTAGCTGGGACTTGGCCAGCCCGGGCGATGTCGGCGGCGAAACGATCGGGCGGCAGATGACCACCCTGTGCCATTGGTGCCTCACCGGTGGCTACCGAGGTCCAAACTGTGGCTACACCGGCCCCTACGTCACAAAGGACGGGGTTGTCACGGATGACCCGGAACTCGACGAGTGCGATGGAACGCTTGGCAAAGGCTGCGACCCGCGCTTCGGCGTAGGAAACCCCGCCTCGTTTGGGGGTTTCCCCGCTGTTTCCTTGATCGCCCGGAGCTGAACATGCGCAAACACATCATTGCGGCTATCCAGGCGCACGCGGCAGCCGAGTACCCGAAAGAGTGCTGCGGGCTGGTACTGGCCGTGGGCCGGGCGCAGAAGTACTTCCCGTGCCGGAACATCGCCACGGAGCCGAACGAAGAGTTCCGGCTTGATCCAGAGGACTACGCCGCGGCGGAAGACCAGGGGCAGGTAATTGGCATCGTGCACTCGCACCCGGACGCCACCAGTCGCCCTTCATCGCGCGACCTGGCGATGTGCGAGGCCACGGCGTTGCCATGGCACATCCTGTCGTGGCCCGAGGGCGACCTGCGCACAATCACGCCAACTGGCAGCGCGCCGCTTCTCCGGCGCCCCTTTGTGCATGGGGCCTGGGACTGCTGGCAGGTCTGCGCCGACTGGTATCAACGTGAGTGGGGGTTTGAGTTTGAGGCCTTCCAGCGCGCCGATGGCTGGTGGGAGAACGCAGACAGCACTAGCTTGTATGAGGCGAACTATGCCGCCGCTGGTTTCGAGCAAGTGGATAGTCCGCGACGTGGCGACATGCTTGTGATGGAGGTAGGCCGCACGGTGCACCCAAACCATGCGGGTATTTACCTCGGCACTGAACCGGCGCTGCCCAGCGAGGATTCGGGCGTGTTCGGCCCTGGGCCCTTCGTGCTGCATCACCTGTACGGCCGGCCATCAGAAGTAATCGTCTATGGCGGCCCGTGGCTTCAGCGAACCCGCTTAATTCTTCGACACAAGGAGGCCCGATGAGCGCCATCGCCTATTCGCCGATGACCACCATCAAACTGTCCGGCTCGCTGGCCCAGAAGTTCGGCCGGCTGCATCGGCGCCAGGTCGCATCGGGCGACACATGGGAGGTTTTCCGGGCGCTGAAGGCCACCATTGACGGATTCGAGGCCGAGATCCGCCGTCTTGATCGCCTAGGCCTTCGCTTCGCCATCTTCCGCAACCGAAAAAACGTCGGAGCGGACGAGTTTGGCATGGGCGGGGCCAGGGAGATCAGGATTGTCCCGGTCGTAGAGGGCAGCAAACGCGCAGGCATTTTGCAGATTGTGCTGGGTGTGGTTTTGATCGCGGCCAGTTACTTCGGCGCGCCCACTCTTCCTGCTGGTATAGCGCTGCTGGCCGGCGGCGTGATTCAGATGCTCAGCCCACAGGCGGCAGGCCTGAAACAGAGCGCTTCGCCTGAAAACATGCCCAGCTACGCATTCGGCAGCGCCAAGAACACCACGGCCAGCGGCAATCCCGTCCCTATCTGCATCGGTGAACGCCGGTGGGGTGGGGCGATCATCTCTGCCTCTATTTACGCTGAAGACAAGACATAGACGCAACGCAGCGAATGAACCGCCCTTGAGGCGGTTTTTTATTGCCTGGAGGAAAGCATGGGCGCAGCAGCACAGATTGAAATACGCGGCGAGAAGGGTGGCAGCAGCAAGCCGAAGTCGCCAGTCGAGGCCAGCGACAGCCTGCGCTCCACAAACCTGGCGAAGCTACTGATCGCTGTGGGGGAAGGTGAGTTTGATGGCGTCCCTACCGACTACGATATCTACCTGGACAACACTCCAATTCGCGATGTCAGCGGTAACTACAACTTTACAAACGTGAAGTGGGACTGGCGCCCAGGCTCGGTTGATCAGACCTATATTCCTGGCATTCCAGCCGTGGAGAGCGAGACATCTCTCAACATTGAATTGCGAAGCGATGCACCTTGGGTACGCTCGATTACCAATCTCCAGTTGTCGGCGGTGCGCGTGCGCTTTGCATGGCCTGCGCTGCAACGCTCGGACGATCAGGGAAATGTCGGTGGATACCGTATCGAGTACGCAATCGACCTGGCCACGGACGGCGGTGCTTATCAGCAGGTTTTCCCAGATGCTGTAGATGGCAAGACCACGACGCGCTACGAGCGCTCCCGCCGTGTTGATCTGCCCCCCGCCACCACGGGATGGCAGATACGCGTTCGCCGCCTGACGCCAAACCAGAACAGCAACAAGGTTGCGGATACGATGCTGATCGCCGGCATCACCGAGGTGATCGACGCCAAGCTGCGTTATCCGAATACAGCGCTCTTGTTCATTGAATTCGACGCCGAGCAGTTCACCAATATTCCGGCGGTGACGGTGAAGTGCAAGGCCCGTCGCTGGCAGGTGCCGAGCAACTACGATCCGGTGTCCAGGACGTACACAGGTGCTTGGGACGGCACTATGAAGGAGGCATGGACCAATAACCCGGCCTGGGTAACCTTCGGCATCTGCACCCAGGACCGCTTTGGCCTTGGGCGCCGCATCAAGCCGTGGATGGTGGACAAATGGGAGCTGTACCGCATCGCACAGTACTGCGATCAGCAAGTATCTGACGGTGCCGGCGGAGTTGAACCGCGATTCCTTTGCGACATGAACCTGCAGGGTAAGGCTGATGCCTGGTCTCTGTTGCGCGACATCGCCGGCATATACCGAGGCATGACCTACTGGGCCCAAGGCCAACTGGTGATGCAGGCTGATATGCCTCGGGCGCAGGACGTGGACTACGTCTTCACCCGATCCAACGTTATCGACGGAAAAATCGCCTACGGAAGCGCATCGGCGAAGACCCGCTTTACGCGCTGCTTGGTCAGCTACGACAACCCGCTCAACAACTACGACACCGACGTCACTGTCTATGCTGACCTGCCGCTACAGCGCCGCCTTGGCGACAAGCCGACTGAAATAAGTGCGATCGGCTGCACCCGGGCATCGGAAGCTCAGCGCCGCGCTAAATGGCTGGTGCTGAGCAACAACCAGGACCGCACGATCAGCTTCAGGACCGGCATGGAGGGCCGTATCCCGCTGCCTGGGTTCATCATTCCCGTTGCAGACTCGCTGCTGGCGGGCCGGGAGATCGGTGGGCGCATTGCAGCGGCGGCGGGGAAGGTCGTCACCTTGGACCGCGATACCCTGGCTAAGGCCGGCGACCGACTGGTGATCAACCTCCCCGGCGGACGGGCAGAAGGCCGTACTGTGGAAAGCGTGAGCGGCCGTAACGTAACCGTGACAGTTGCCTACAGCGAGGCGCCGGCAGCACAGCTTCAGTGGGCAATCGATGCGGATGATCTGGCCATCCCCCTCTATAGGGTGATGAGGGTTGCGCGAACCCAGGAGGGCGACTATGACATTAGCGCTCTGCAGTATGAGCCGAGCAAGTTCCCCAGCATCGACACCGGGGCCCGACTGGAAGATCGTCCGATCAGTGTCATTCCCATTACGGTCGTACCGCCGCCGGAGAGCGTAACCGTCACCGCCGATGTCGCGATCGACCAGGGCCTGGCAATCAGCACCATGAATATCTCGTGGCCTGCTGTGGCTGGCGCAGTGGCTTATGACGTGGAGTGGCGCAAGGACAGCGGAAACTGGATCAAGCTGCAGCGCACCGGTTCGACGAGCGTGGACGTCACCGGCATCTACTCGGGTGCCTATCTGGCCCGGGTGCGATCGGTAAGTGCGTTCGAGATATCTTCGATCTGGAAGAGCTCCAACCTGACCAATCTGGAAGGAAAGGTCGGGTTGCCGCCGGCGGTGGCATTCCTGTCCACCACCAGCGAACTGTTCGGCATCGGCATTCGCTGGGGTTTCCCTGCCGGCGCCGAGGATACCCAGCGCACCGAGCTTTGGTATGGACAGGCCAATGATCTGTCGGTGGCGACCAAACTCGCAGACTTGGCGCACCCCCAGGCGAATTACAGCATGCAGGCCCTTAAGGCTGGCGCACAGTTCTTCTTCTGGGCTCGCCTAGTGGATCGCACCGGCAACGTTGGCCCGTTCTATCCCGTCGGTAACGGCGTGATGGGCATGGCCAGTGCTGATGCGGCGCCGGTGCTGGACTTGATCGCTGGGCAGATTGGGCGCACTGAGCTGGGCAAGGACATCACGGATGAGATCGACAAGATCCCAGGGCTGCAGGCGCAGATCGATGCGCTCGATGGTTTGTCGGCGTACGACCCTGAATCGGTGTACCTGGAAGGTGATCTGGTAGTGGTCGGTAAGCGGATCTACCAGGCCACGCAGTTGGTGCCGGTGGATACGTCTCCGCCGAATGCTGCCTATTGGGTAGACGTTGGCCAGGTGCTAGTTACCGCCAATGGGCTTGCGCGCCAGGTTGAGATCAACACCATCAGCATCACGGAGCTGGATGGCGCGGTCACGGCTCAGGCGTCTAGCCTCCAAGCCCTGCAGTCGGCGTACCGGGACGACACGGGCGAGGGTGACCTAGCGGATGCGCTCCAGGGCTACAACGCGTCTGCGAGTTTCGCGCAGGAAGTGAAGACGCGCGCGTCGCAAAACGCGGCCATGGTGCAGCGCCAGGCCGAACTCACTGCCGAAGTGGGCGATGTCGCCGGCACCGTGACTGATCTGGAAAGCGTCGTGGTCACCGACCGCGAGGCCACGGCCCAGGCTATCCAACAGATCGGCGTCAAGATCGACGATAACTCCGCTGACATCCAGACCGTCAGCAAGGCCCAGGCCGATACTGACGGTAAGTTCTCGACGATGTACTCCGTGAAGATGCAGGTCAACGCGGACGGTCAACTGGTTGCCGCCGGCTTCGGCCTGGGTATCGAGCAGGACGAAGAGGGGGTCCTGCAAAGCCAGTTCTTGGTGAGTGCTGACCGTTTCGCGATTGTCAGCACGCTGGCCGGCGGGCAGGTGTTCACGCCGTTCACGGTGGATAACGGGCAGGTCTTCATGCGCTCGGCGTTCATTCAGGACGGCAGCATCACCATGCTGAAGATCGGCCAGGCCTTGGAATCCGACGACTATGTTGCCGGGGTCAAGGGGTGGCGTCTTGATAAGGCGGGAAATCTGGAGTTCAACGGGCCAGCACCTGGTGGCGGGCGCCTGACTATGACTAACCGGGCGATCAAGGTCTACGACGAAAACAACGTTAAGAGGGTCCAGTTAGGAGACCTGACAGCATGAGCTTCGGGATGAGGATATGGGGCGCCACTGGCGTCCTTGAGCTGGACGAGAATTCCTTTACCGTCGGGATAGTTTACTCCGCAGTAATCTCTGGTTCTGGCAGAAGTGTATTTATATCAATTCCCGGAATCAATCCGTCTACCCATTCCGCTGTTTGTGTACCTATAACGGACTACAGAACGGATGGCCAAAGTATTGCGGCGATTCAATTCACTCCGGTTGTTTCGTCCGGCGGGGTCACTGTTTATTTTGGCTGTCCAGCAACCTCAACGGGGCCTGTAGGGATTACCCCTCAAAGACTTCTAGTGATGAGGTACAGGTAATGGCTTATGGGCTTACCTTCACAAATAACAGCAACGTCGTAATCTTAGATTCTGAATTTTCAAGATTAGTTGTTTTGTCCCGTGGAAGCTGGAGTGGTAATGGATCTGGTGTAGGAGTGTCTTTTCCTGCGGCAGTGACCACTGCAGAGCCGCCCTTGGTTTTTGTAAGGCCGAATCAATCAAACACGTTCTGCTTTTGCAAAGTTCTGGGCTCTCCCGGCGCCTGGACGGGTTTTTCGTTCGTTGGTGTTTCAGGGCAAGGCACATCGGGATCGTGGTTTTGCGCCGCATTTAAGTCGAATGCTACGGCTAAGTTTGGACTTAGGTTGTGGGATGCTTCAAGTAAATTGCTTTTCGATAATGGAACTCAAGCAGCACAGTTTACGAGGACTATTGCGGGCTGGGATTTCATTGGGTCCGAGCAAACAAGTCAGGGCGTGTATCGGCTAAGTTGGACTGCCTATTCGCCGCTTAACACAGGCGACTATATGTTGCTGAACAACATCGCGATGGATGTTGCTGGGAGTACTTCAAGACAAGGGAATATGTACGCTCTTTGGCAGTATGAAAGCAACAGGCTAATGATGCAGGCCGTTGGCGTTGACTTGCAGAGAACTCTTTACACACCAGTAGTGTTTGCAAAACCTATTTCCTAGGGGAATTAAATGACCTGGTACAAAACAGGAACAGTTGCTGTGACGCCTGGCAGCAATGCCGTGATCGGCACGGGCACATCCTTCATTGCAAACTCGCGCGTTGGCGATGCCTTTCGTGGGCCAGATGGCGGGTGGTATGAAGTTACAAACATTGCCAGCAACACCTCCCTTTCAATTGCGCCAGATTATCAGGGCGTAGCTGTGGCAGTTGGCGCGTACTCGCTCGCTCCCATGCAGGGATACGTCAAAGACTCAGCCGACGCACTGCGAGAAGCGACCAAGACCATCGCCGGCGGCGTGGCGGATATGCAGGATCAGGTGGCGGCTGCGACCGAGGCTGCTGAATCTGCTGGGCAATCCAAGGCGACGGCCACTGAGCAAGCAGGTATTGCAACTGCGGCTGCAGAATCCTCTACCGGCAACAAGAATGCCGCTCAGCAAGCAGCCCAACAAAGTCAGGGATCTGCGCAGGCATCTAGTGATGCAGCCGTTAGATCTGAAACCGCCCGGGATTCCATCATCCAATCGGAGCAGGCGGCCGCCGCGTCAGCTGCAGCAGCGAAAGATTCGGCAGACCGAGCTGAAGAGGTTACTGAAGGTAAGGCCGCCAGTGGCAACAACAACGACATCACTTCGTTGCGGGCGCTCACTGCGGACGGTTTCGACCGGCTACGCCAGGGAATCGCGGCGATGGTTGGCGCAACTGCAGGCGCGGTTGGGATTAAAGGCCTTGTGCCTGCGCCCTCGGTGGCCGATCGGCTGAAGGTACTGAGCGGGGCGGGGACCTGGGTTCCGCTGCCAACAGGAGCGGCATGGGGCGCAATTACAGGGGCACTTTCTGATCAGTCGGATTTGCAGGCGGCGTTGGATGCTAAAGCCAGTTTGGCAAGTGTCCCAGTAATTCCTACTGCAGCTACGTTCATCCGCCTTGCCGAGGCATCCAACACCACGGTAACACTGCCAGCGGGAGGGACGTGGGCATGGTGGTATATAAGGATGAACTCATCTAGCGGAGTGTATAGCGGTGTCAATCCGCAAGTAGGTGTAAGTGCAGGAGGGACGGTGATATCGGCTGCTACTTCAGGAATTTACCCTATGGGGATTGCGTGGAAAATATCATGAGTGAATTTTATTATCTTACAGATGGATCGGCTGTTGGTGATTACAACGGAATGCCTTACAACTTTCACCCTAAAGCAACACCTGAGCAATGGTCTTGGTTTCAGGCAGAGCTTGCGGCTGGTAATTTTCAGGAGGTTGCTAGGCCGCCAGACCCTGCGGCAGATCCGATTGATCCAGCAATTGTCGAAAACTCGTGGCGCGAAACCCAAATGCCTATCGCCCAGCAGAATGTGACCGCCATCGAGTACGGCGAGGAAGACATTACCGGAACCGCTCAGCAGTGGCAGAAATACTGGCTGGCCCTACGCAAGTGGACCGAAACCAATCCTGACTTTCCCGACAGTAGCAAGCGCCCAGTAGCGCCGAGCTGATCCATAGCCGAACAACGACACCCGCCATCGAGCGGGTTTATTTTTGCCTGGAGAAAAGCAATGGCACGAATTTCCGAATCTCTCGCCGGCGGCCGTAACGCACTGGCCTTCCTCGATATGCTCGCCTGGAGCGAGGGCACCAGCACCTCACCGGCCACGGCCATGGATGGTTACGACGTGATCGTGACGGGAATTGATCGAAAACCAGAGGTGTTCAAGGATTTCACGGACCACCCGTTCGCCAAGGGGCGCGCATCGAAGGTCATCAACAGCAAAGGGCTCACGTCCAATGCCTCAGGCCGGTACCAGCAGATGCTGAAGGACTGGCCGCATTACAAGGCTTTGCTCAAGCTCACGGACTTCAGCCCGATCAGCCAGGACCTTTTGGCGCTGCAGCACGTCCGCGAGTGCCGGGCATTGCCTGACGTCCTTGCCGGGCGGATCGAGACGGCTATCGCGAAGTGCCGGAACATCTGGGCCAGTTTGCCGGGTGCAGGGTATGGCCAGCGCGAGCACCGCCTGGAGGATCTACTGAAGCAATACCGACTGGCGGGCGGGGTGATGTCGTGACATTGGGGCAGATTTTGGCTGCGGTCCTCCTGGCGATGTTGATAGCTGCCGCCGGCACCTGGCAGGTGCAGGACTGGCGGTATGACGCGAAGCTGGCAAAGCAGGCGGGGCAATTCCAGGCGAGCCTCGACGTGATTGGCAGCGCCGCTACCGCCCAGGCTCGCGCCGAGCAAGACAAGCGCCTGGACACAGAGCAGAAGCTCACCGTCCAGGACCAACAACACACCAAGGAACTATCCGATGCCCAGCGCAACCAGGCTCGCCTGCGTGACCAGCTTGCTACTGCTGATGTCCGGTTGTCAGTCCTCCTCAAGGATTCAGCCAGTGGCTGCGACGTGCCTGCCGCCACCGGCGGCGCCGGCGTGGTTCATGCAGCCCGTCGAGCCCAACTTGACCCAGCGCATGCTCAACGAATTATCGCCATCACCGACACCGGTGACCAAGGACTGATCGCGCTGAGGGCGTGCCAGGCTTACGTCCGTGCAATTGCACCGTGAGATCAATGAACTACTCTCTCGGGGCGGGTTCGTATTGCGGTCATTTGGTTTATTGAAGGGCGCCATGGATAAGAGGCTTGCAGGCCTTTCGTTTCTGCTAACCCTAGGCTGGGTAACGGCAGTAGCGTTTGTAATGTGGTATTTCTCGGAGCCTTAGCGAAGGGGGCGGATCAGTTCGGGCCCCTTGTTCCTGACGTTTCCGACAGCTGCATCGACCTTGAACCATTCAAAGGCCTCGGACGGCTCTCCCTGATGCAAAACTATCTGTTCGGCACGTTCCTTGGGGGGGGCCGGATCAAGCCATTCGCGGGCTAGATCAGGCGTCAGCACCACCGGCCGCCTGTCGTGAATGTCCACCATCCCTCCTGCGCTGTCGGCCGTTATGATCACGAAGCCGTCATGCTCGCCGGGACCTTCATCGGCGTCGGGTAGTTGGCCAATGGAGGCACACAGTACGGGCGCGCCATCGCGGCGGCGGATCAAATAGGGCTGCTTCTTCGGGCCACCTTCATCCACCCACTCAAACCAGTTGTCGATAGGCGTGATTGCCCGATGCGGCCAGATTGCCCGAAAGAACGGGCCGTGAGCGACTTTCTCGACGCGAGCATTGATAGGCGCGGCGCGGTCCTTGGCCCAGTGTGGCCGCCATCCCCATCGTATGGAGTCGGCGTGCAACAGATCGCCCTGAATGTGCAGCAATGCCACCTGGGTACTGGGAGCAACGTTGTAGCGTTCGATTGGCTGGTCACCCACGGAGTTCGCCAGGGCATTCGGCATGCTCAGCGCTGCGACGAAGTCGTGGATTCCTCGGTACTGCGTCAGTCTTCCGCACATGGCCAGGCCCTCTGTGTTCGTGTGAGCTTAGACAATCGTGGTTGGGCGAGGTCTCATTTCATTCACGATCAGCCGAAGAGCTTCCGCCTCTCGCTTGTTCGCGTTGTTTGAGGTTGTCAGGTCCGCGATGTGCTTTCTCATTTCTGCTGCTTCGGCCCCACGCTGCCGGAGGTAGCCAGAGAACTGATCCTTTATTGCTCGAGTTTCGTCGAGCATCGCGATCAGACCGAAGATGTCCTCTCTAGCCTTGCGTAGCTGCAGGTTCAGTTCTTGGATCTCGTTCTCCAGCAGCAGGCAATGCTGTTGGTATGTTTCGAGAGGCGAGGGGAGGCCAAGCCACTCGCAAGTGTCTTCATCGATGGGCATGGTTTAAGTAGTCCGATAGCTGTATGTACATACAGTAATCGACGTTTGAGCCTGACGCGATTTGAGGCGACGAGCTGTAGTGGATTGGATTACTCCGGGGACATCAAAACAGCGAGGGTGAGCTTTATGAACTCTTCGTTCTCATCGATGGTGTGTAACGCACCTCGAATGTTCTCTGCGACTTCAGCGGAACCACGCTGCTCAACCCAGTTCGATAGCTCCATGATTGAGGCTTCAAGGGCTAGCTGATTTTCGTACAGTTTGGAGAGTAGGGATGGGAGCAGATCTGAGTTTGGCATGGCTGGTTCTCCTTGAAGGGAGCAGCTTAGCAGCCGGTGAAATTTCGGGATTTGATTTAGGTCGGCAGGACGCCGTAGGAGAGGGGTTATGCAGTTTTGGCATGGGCTGAAATTCCCCCGTTGGGACCAGTTCTGGGACCAACGGGTGCATTTCGGTGCTTTACGAGTGATGACTCACGACGACTTCGCCCAATAAACACTGATCACCGCTAATCACCAGTATGCGTTTCAGACCGCATGGTGATGTTAGCTGTGGAGATCAATTACTTTACCTATCAATGGGTTGCGAGCGTGGCGGCAGGAGCCTCCAGGCATGCATCAACAGCGACATCAAGGCGCGAAACCCGGTCGCTGAGCAGAAAATTGGGGATGTGTGTTGGAATTTGGCGCGCATTGTCGCATATGTCAGGCGACAGTTGTATGGCGAAACCGACGAGGCCGCTGCTTAGCGTCGCCTGGGTTCAAAAAGCCGTCACGATCGCTTGGGCAAGTTGCTGGTCGGACATCAGGGGCGGGCGGTAGGTCGCGCGGTAATACCGTGCGGCTTGCTCGAACTGCGCGCCACGGATCTCGCCGTCCGAGCCGATAAATGCCAGCGCGTCGCTCTTGGAGGATTTGAACAGCTCTGGAATGTAGGACGTTGCCGCCGTTGTGCCGCCAATGATCACGGTGGGGATGATCGAGGTGATCATCAGCGCGGCCTGGAAGGGGTTGTTGTTTTCTGCCGCGACGGCCGGGTTGCCAGACCCCACCAAGAGGGCGGCCGTCAGTATCTTCCATGACTTCAT